AAATTGAAAATGCATACAAAACTAGTGATGATGTATTTTTTGATCAAACTCAAATAGATAAAGAAATAGTAACACAAGCTTTATCTAGACACTTTAATAGAGAATATGAAAATAAACCAACAGAAAGTTGGACAACAATGATAAAAGATTTGTTTGATTTTTTCATAACAATTTTAAAAGATCTACATAAATATATAAGTGGTAAAAAATTAAAGGGTGTTAGAGTTGAATCTATAGTTGGCTTTGCAACATTATCTGATATTGCCAAACTTTTAAATACTTCAGATATTTCATTTGATTTATCATTAGCAAATAAAGATAAAGTAAATAAAGTTCAGTATTCTTTATCTCCTGCTAAAACGGCCATTATACAAGATGCAATAGATCAAGGAAATGAGCTTCAAAAAAAGATTGTAGCACAATTATTTCATACACCTGGAAATGCACCTATGGATAAAGATAGTGCTTTTACAGATGAAGATGGTAACTATGATTTTTTAACTGCTACCGGGGTACAAGATGGTGAAACTATAATAGTATTAAATGAAAAAGATCATGTATACTATGATGTGAAAACAGGAGAAAAATATACATCAGCTACTACAGTTGTAAAAGGTACAATGCCTGAATCAGTGAGAAAAGATAAAAGAATAGCTCTTGAATTAGGAAATGATTTTGATGCAATTACAGACGGTATAGCTGCAGGATTAACTTTAGATCAAATTAAAGATAATATGACAGTATTAGATCCTGAAGTAGTTAGAGATGCATATAATCAAATATATGCAACAGTTAAAAATATTCAAATGGAACCTACAATGGTGGGTAAACCAGAAAGAAATATTGTTTTACCACAAGTAATTTTATATGATGAAAAGACAAAAACTGCTGGTACAGTAGATTTAATGGTTATTACACCAACAGGACAAATAAGAATTATAGATTTAAAAACCAGTAAAAATTCAATTAACAAAATTGATAGATTTTCTAAAAGTCCTACATATAGTACAAATAGTTTTCCTTTAGGAGAAGATTCTAAATTATTATATGAAACTGAAGATGGTCAATATTTATTAGATTCAAAAGGTAATAAGATTCAAAAAACAGAATTATCTGGAAAAAGAAAAGGTTTGCCTTTACGTATAAATATGACTACAAAGCAACAACATGATATGCAAGTCAATCTTTATAGAAGAATGGCTGAAAACATGGGGTTAGATGTTGAGCATGGTAGGTTAGGTACAATGACTTATCATATTCATGTTCCCTGGACTGAAAAAGATTTTAATGAAGATGGTAAATATATAGGAACATTTAGATTAGAAGGTTTTCAAGTTCAACAAGATCAGCAAAATGAACCGTATGTTGATCAATTAATACCTGAAGATAGAAATAGCTGGAGTGCTGAAAAAATGCAAAGAACAATTGAGAAAGATGAAAACTCTACTTTAAAGAATGGTTATCTAGATGATAACGAAGCAATGCCAGAAGATATTACTGATGCAAATGGACTTACAGAATACAACACTATTTTTACTGCATTGCAAGATTTTAAACAAGGATTGTTAGATAGAAAAACCGCATTATTACAATTAAGATCAGCAATTACATTAGACAAAACAAGAGCTGAAGCTGTTGAAATGATTGATGATAAAATAGCTGCTATTGAGGTTGCAACTTTAATAGGTGATGGTAAAAAAATGGCAGCTGAATATACTAAACTTCTTACATCTTCTATTAAAGAAATGGATAAGTTTATAGAATATATGAATGATCCTAAAAATTATAATTCTCAAAAATATATTAACTATGCTTTGAATTTTGATAAGTTTATTGCTACATATTCTGGGTTAAGAAATATAAAAAAATCTGGAGATTTGAATAATAGCCAAATGAAATTATTATTGACTTTGGAAGATAAACTTAAAGAAATTGGTGGTTATGAAAAATCAGGTGGAGAAGTAGTAGAAGGACTTGTAGATAAAGCTATTGAAAATTATGTTAGAACATATGTAAAAGAAAATAGTAACAGAGAAGATTTAGATGATGCTACATTAGATCAAATAATGAAATTAGGTGAAGATATAGGCCTGTTTGAATTTGGAACTTATGATTTATCTACATCAAGAGATACTCTTCTTGCATTAATGGATAAGGTTTTTAAAGCTAAACAACAGGAAGTACTAGATAAAATTGCTAATAGAGAATATAGAATAAGGCAAGCTGCTTCAGCTTTAGCTAAATTATCTCCAGGAAATGATCAAAATGAATTCTACAATTATATGTTAGAATTTGATGAAGAAGGTGTTCCAACAGGAATGGTTGTTCAAAAAATTGGACAACAATATTGGAATAAAAAGAAAACTTTTTATGATAAACTATCTGATGCTAGTGGTACACCATTACAATACAGACATATTGATAGTATAGAAGAAGCTAAAAAAACAAAACAAGGAAGAGAAGATATTGCATATAACATAGCATTACATAAAAGAAAAATGGAGTTTGCTATTTTTATGAGAGCTGAGTATACACAAGATGGTACTTTAAGAGATGGCAGATATCATAGATATAATGATGAATTTAAAAAAGCACGTTTAGCACATGAAACTTACGTACAAGTAGGAGAAAATCATGGCCATTGGGAGCAAAAGAAAGGTATTTCTGATGCTGTATATCAAAAATATTTAGTTAAGTATTATGATCAAAAAGATAATGTAACTAAATCTGAATACATTGGTGGTGAATTTACCGGTAGAGTATATGATGTACCAACTAGATTTTATGTCAAAAAAGATTATGTAGTTATAAATGAAACTGCAAAAAATGATAAAGGTGGTTTAGAATCTATGGTCAGTGAAAAATGGGATAAAATAATGAATCCCACTGATGCACTAGGAGAAGCTCAAAAAGAGTTTTATAACACTTATATGGAGATTTATAATGACATGTTAGAAAAATTACCTATGACAACTAGAGATAAGATGTTAGGTAAAATGCCTTTAATTAAAAACACATTTTTTGAAAGCCTGAAAGATAAACCAAATGTAGTGGCTAATATGTGGACTAAAATGACTAGAGGTACTAAAGATTTCTTTACAAGTACTGCTCATAGTAGAAGGGTTGTTTTAGATGAACAAGGTAATCTTACAGATCAATTGCCAATATTTTATGTTGGTTCTCCAAGAACAGAAGAACAATTGAAAAAAATTCTTGATGATATAGAAGCTTTAGAAACAAGATATAAAGAAGGAGGTTCTAATGCAATAAGCTTTGAAGATTATAAAAAAGAGTTAGAAATTCTTAAAGGAGAAGAAGCTAAAATAAGACAAGTTCCTACAAGATCAGAAATAAGTAAAGATATGGCTGATAGTTTACTAAGATTTACTGCAATGGCTGAAAATTATGAAGTCATGGGACAAGCAGAAGATACTATAAATGCCATGTTAAAAATAATAGAAAGAAGAACTTATTCAACATCTGATAATATTGTTACAGCATATGTAAAAGGTAAAAAAGAAAGAGTAGGAGAAGTTAAAGGTACAGATTCAAATGTTTATAAAAGAGCTAAAAAGTGGATGAGCATGGTTTATTACAACAATGATTCAATGAGCAAATCTGTAGCAGATAAAATGGTATCTAAAATAATAAGATATTCTTCTTTATCCTATGTTGCTTGGAATCCATTTGGTAATATAAATAACTATGTAATAGCAAGATTAAATAATGGTGTAGAAGTAGCAGGACAAAGATTTTTTTCTGCTAAATCATATGCAAGAGCAACAGCAGAATTTAATAAAAGAGTTATGCCAGACTTAGCAAGAAAAACAGCTTTTGCTGGTGGACAATTTGCATCAGGTCAATATGATCAGTATGAAGCACAATCAAAATATGAAGCCTTTGTTGAATTATTTAGAATGATGGATAATACTGCTGATATCCGTGAATCTGGTTATAATGGAAAAAAAGGTTTATTTTCTAAACTTATGGACTTAGGTTATTTACTACAAGATGGTGCGGAATATAATGTACAAACTAAAGTAGGAATGGCCATGATTATGGATGTTCAAGTTAGAAGAAGTGAAGATGGCAATGGAGGAGAAACATTGAGTTTATGGGATGCTATGGAATTTAACTCAGTTACTCATAAATTAACTTTAAAAGAAGGTTTTGATGAAGTAGCAGAAAGAAATAGTGCTGATCCTAAAAGTGGAGAAAGAACTTGGAAAAAATATAATGACCAGTGGAGATATCAATATAGAAATAAAATACGTGAAGTAAATAAACAAATACACGGTAACTATGCTCATGAAGATAGAATGGTAATTCAATCACATTGGGGTGGTGAATTAATAGCTCAATTTCACAAATGGGTTGTCCCTGCTATTAAAGCAAGATATAGAAAAGAATATTTTGATGAAAATGTAGGATGGTTAGAAGGTAGATATAGAACTTTATTTCAATTAACAAAGTGGGCTTGGAAAAATAAAGCCAACATGAAAAACCTTAAAGAGCAGTTTAAACAAGATTTTGGTGAAGGCAATAGAGCTAAAATGAAAGTGTTAAATCTTTGGAGAGCAGGGGGTGAAATGGCTATAATGTTTACTACACTTGCATTAGCAAGTTTATTAAAAGGTTTATGGGAAGATGATGATGATGACTCACCAACAATGAGAAGACTTAAAAATGCTACAGTGTATCAAGCAGATAGAGCATATAAAGAATTAATACAATTTGCTTGGTTTACACCAGATGGAGTAAAACAAATATGGCAAATGGTAGGATCACCTATAGCTTCTACAAGAACATTAGGAGAATTAACGGAAGCTTTTGTTTCAACTGTAGATTATGCATATTATGGATTAACTCAACCACCAGAAGAATTTTATAAAAATTCAGATATTTATTATCAAAGAAGGCCGCGTAAAGGTCAACTTAAAATGGCAAAGGAATGGAAAGATGCAGTTCCAATAATATACGGTATTCAAAGATGGGCTGATTTTGAAAATCAAAAAGACTTTTATATCAAGTAATATTAGTAAATTTATAAAGTTTACTTTAATATGGATAAGTCAAAACTTAGCTATACCATTTTGGATAGTTGGTCATATACATTTATCAATTCACAATTTTCATGATTTAATAGAAATATTTTCATCTATTGGTATGAATGTTTTGGTAGCAATAGGATTTTTGTTAGATTATAAGAGTAATGAATTGGATAAACATAATCAACAGGAAAAGAAAGCTGACTCCAGTAGAGAGAATAGCTAGTAGAATAGGGTATTTAGGAGCTGGACTTTTAATAGCCGGACAATGGACATTAGAACCAATTTTATTTATAATTGGATTTTTATGTGTTATTGTACAAGTTATTGTACGTAAGCAATGGAACTTGGTAGCATTAAATATAAATGGTTTATTAGCTTGGTTAAAGCATTTACTTTTATAATAAAAGGGAAGCATTGCTACTTCCCTTATTATTAAATTGGTAAATTATAATATAATTTTTCAATCCAACACATGACTATTGAATTTCACAAGCTCCACCAGCACAAGCTAGTTCACCTGTTAGATTTGTTTCATCTTTTTCTTCAATTACCTTAGAAAGATCTATTTCTTGTAGATATACTAACATATCTTCATATTCTTTTTTAGTAATGTCTTGAAAAGGTGCTTGTTTGTATGTACCTCCATTATAAGGTAATACAGATAATCCATTATAATACTTACGATTATCCCACATCCATTCACCTGCAGATTCCCATTCATGTTCTTTTAAGCTAATTGTTGCAGAAACATTATGTGTATTAGATCCAGTTCTATGACCTGGTTTAATCCACTCTTGTGCTATACGTTTAACTCTATCTAACAATTGAAATGGAGACTCAGTTCTCATTATAGCTCCAGCAGGAGCTTTTTGAGGAATGCTGATTACAGCTGTAGTGTGAGGACTAAAATACTCATCTTCAACTAGTTCAGGGATATTCTTAGAGAGATACTCATAAATAGCTTCATTCTTACCTACACGTAAAGTACGTATATAATAATCATTATGCCAAGCATGAATACCTGAAGAAGTACCTAAAGTAAGAGATGTAGTTCCTGCAGGTTTTACAGTTGTTGTTCTAGCTGATTTGTTAATATTAATTAACTTTGCAATTCTAGAATTTTCTCTCTTTACAACATCTGCAGCTTTAGTCATATCATAACCTAATACAGCACCGGATCCAATTCCTGTCATTGATACACCAATAAGTGCATCTTTTTCAGTTGTTTCTCTCCAGATGTCTCTTAAATAATGGAAATCAGTATAACCTGCTTGAAGTGTTCCAATAAATGCAGCAGCTTTAACTCTTTCATTAAGATCTTCTTGAGATGCAATATTAGATACATTAACTTCACAAAGATTGCAGAATTGATATGGACGTAATGCAATTTCACAACAAGGATTAGTTCCCCAATCTTTATCATTATTAAAGTAAATACCAGGTTCACCAGCACCACTCTTTTCTACACGTTCCCAAAGTTTCATAAAAAATTCTTTAGTAATTTTATGTCTCATCAGGACAGCAGAGTTATTAGCACGGCCACGCTGTGGATTTAATTCCCACCAATCACCAGATTTACTTGCAATCATATCATTATCATCAGCAGAAAATAAACTAATTAAAGCAGCTCTACGAATACCACCTGCTAATACTGCATCAGCAATATGACAAACAATATCATGAACTTCTAAAGTTGTTAATTGATCACCATCCTCTTTACTTTCTAAAATACCTGTTAATTTAACAATGCATTCTTTAAGTGGTTGAGGTCCAGGTGCTTTACCACCAGATGTTACAAGTCTTGCACCTTTAGCACGGATATCTGAATAATCAAATTCAATACGAGATCCTTTACCATTAAGATAAGACTTCATAAGCACTTTAATAGAATCAGCCCAACCTTCAATTGAATCACCAATTAAAAATCTTCTACTTCTTTTTGTATAAGGTTTGTTTATAGGAGGTAATTTAGCTACATGATGTTTTTGAACAGAGTATCCTACACCAGTTCCTCCCAATAATAAGAACATAATCTCACTAAATGAATCAACATGATCTATAGGTAGATATGCACAGTTATAAATTCTATTAGGAGATATTTCAATTGGTTTACCACCAAACTGCATACTTCTCATAGAAGGAAGAACTTTTTTATCATATACCATTTTATAAACCTCTTCAATTTGAGAAGAAAGTTTAGGATATTTTTTAATATGCATGTTTTTATTTCTGGTAACTAACTCATTCCAGGTTTCCCTGCGGTTTAGTTCTGGAACAAACCTTGCATACTTCATATAGACAGTGATTTCACTTAGAATTTGATTACTTAATTCCATATTGATTGTTTTAAAATGTTAATAATTAATATATAATTGATTACTTTATCAATTATTGGTTTTTGCTGTAGTGTGTATTATAAGATATAAAAATTTAATCTATTAAACAACACGTTCATATTTAAAAGTAGTAAAAAAAATACCTACATGTATTCCAATACAATTTTTAAAAGTTTCTTCATCATTGCGTATTTCACAATTTCTGATTTTTACTCCTATCAATGGTTCAGAAGGTAAAAAATCAATACTGAAGTTATTTTTTTTATTTAAACCCTTATGATTTTGGGCATTTGTATGTCTTTCTTCCATATATATTTGATTTATATTTAGTTAAAATTAAGGAAATTAGATAATTTCTTTGTATATTATATTATATGCATTAAATGTTTAATGCTAAGTAAAATGTTTATATTTTGTAATGTTAAATAAATTAGGTCATATACTAAAATATTATGACTCAGAACCTACTGAGATTATGCAAGGTTTAATATGGTTTTTATTATTCCCTATTATTTACATATTAGAAGTAGGTTTAAACTTATGGATTCTTATCCCAAGTATTTTAATTGGTTATGGCACATTGAGAGCAGTGTGCTTTTTTTCTTTACGTAAAAGAAAAACTTTTGCTTATGCATGTTTTATATTATCCTTAGTAGTCTGTGCGTTATTTTTATGTGATGGAAGGCTTTTAAAAGATGCAACGCATCTAGGTTGGATATTTGTAGCTTTTAGTGCTTTAACAAGTTTAAAAAGAGTTACAGCAAGATATTATGCTAAAAAAACAAGTATAAAAAAATAATATAATGGAAAATTTAGATAGTTTAACCACAGTACTTGTATCTCTGATGACAGTTTTGTTTTCAGCTGGTGCTTGGAAATTTTATGAAAAAAGAATGGCACTAAAACACGAAGCAAGTTCAGATGAAAAATCAGAAAAGAATATGTACAGAGATGATTTACGAGAAAGGGTAAGAAAACTGGAGTCTTTATTAGAAGAAAGTTCTAAAGAAAAAGATGAAATGAGAGAGCAAATTCTTTCTTTGACGAGTGAGGTTTCTGCACTTCAGGTTAAGGTTGAGCATCTTGAAAAAGAGAATCAACGTTTGAAAAATATATAATTTTTTTGTATATTAATAGTATAAACTAATAATCATGAAAACAATTTTAAACGGTATATGGACATTCAGCCTTAAAAAAGGTTGGGATTGGATTTGGGATCAAACCACTATAGACGAAAAAGCTATAGAAGTAGCTAAAGAGACTAAACGAAGAGTAAAAGCAGTTGGTGAAGAACTCAAAGATGTGGGTGAAGCAATAGCTGAAGTTGCCGATCAAGCTGGTGATGTAGCAAAAGCAGCAGCTGGTAAAAAACGTCCAGGTAGAAAGAAAGGTTCAACTAATAAAAAGAAAAAAGATGCCTAATTTAAACGGAAAAAAATACTCTTATGATGCAGCTGGAATGGCTCAATATAAAGAGGATCTTAAAAAGATGGAAAAAATGAGATCTGGAAAAGAAGTAAAATTACCAGTTTATAGAAAAGGTGGTTGTACACCAATGAAACTTAAAAAATAAGTTATGGGTTGCGGATGTGGTAAGAAAAAAACTGTTAAACCAACAAAAAGAATAAAAAATACTACTTTATTACAGAGTGGTAGAATAACTTCTGTGTATGATCAAAAAAATGCACAAGGAAGAAAATCACATAAATACGGTAGATAATGGGCACAAAAAAAGTAGCAGGTAAAGCATTAGGTGTTGTAAGGTTTAAAGATCTGCATGCTCAAGTAAAAAACATTGATAGTACTATTCAAGGTAATTTAGCTCTTGGTACTCCAGGCCCACAAGGTCCACAAGGATCAACCGGAGCTACAGGCCCACAGGGACCTGCCGGACCTCAAGGAAATACAGGAGCACAAGGAAATGTTGGGCCTCAAGGCCCTGCTGGTGCTACAGGAAATACTGGTGCAACAGGTGCTCAGGGTCCTCAAGGAGATCCGGGTGCAAATGGTGCAACAGGAGCTACAGGAGCTACGGGTGCTACTGGACCACAAGGGCCAGCGGGACCATCTGGATCAGGTGGTGGTGGAGAACATTTTAAATTAACTTATGTTTCACCTACAGCATCTGGTGTTGGCGGCCCTCCAGCAGGACCTCCTTCTCAACCAGGTGGTATTGATCAATTTTATTTAATTGATACTTCTGGTAATTTTAATACTTGGAATACTGCAGAATTCTTAAGATTTAATGCTAGTTCTACTTATAGTGCAATATTTGATTTATTACAAATCTCTGTAGGAATGAGTAATTTAAATCATGCACTCTTAAAAATTACAAAGGCGGATGCCCCGGAAACATTTAAGCTTTTAAAAATTATTTCATTTTCTAAAGTATTTTTTCCTGCATGTCAGGTTGAAGAAATTGATAGTGGAATAGATCCAAATGATACGGACCCAACAGCATGGACAAACAGTGAAATAAACTTTCAAGTAATTCCTACACCATTACACCGTAAACAAATTACACAAGTAAAAACTACTGGTGGTGAAACTGGAGCTATAGCAGCTAATCCTGTAAGTACTGTAACTTATTATTTATCAACTGATGCCGCATCAGGACAAGGAAGTGAAATTTGGGTTTGTATAAGTAAAGGTGATGAATTGGGAAATCCTACACCGGGAAGTGTAGCATTAACAGATTTAGGAAATTATGCAAATACAGGTGGAGTTACATGGTCACAAGGACCACAACTTGGTACAAATGCTGGGGAGTTAGATGATGAACCAATAGTAATACCTAAAGATGGAGCTACATATTATATAAATTGTTATGATAGATATGATGATGCTTGGGATTCCAATGAACCATTTGATGGTAATAGTAAAGCATGGGTTTTAACTACAGAAACTAATCAAGGAGGTAGCATTATAGCATCTAACACAGATCCGGATGATGGTTCAAGTGGTGGATTTAGTGGTTCATGGTCAACTGGTGATGAATGGGAGCAATCTACATCATTTGTTGCACCCGCTACACCTGCAACAGTACCTTATACTGCATTAAGTTTAAATTCTGATGGTACAGAAAGAAGATTGAGACTTGATTTTCATGCATCATCTGATATACATAGAATTCATTTTAATATTGCTATAAGAGGAACACAAGGACCAAGTAGTGGTGGTGGTACAGTAAGTATAGGTTATGCTTTAGGTGCAACTACAACTAACAATTTACCTGGTACACCATATGTAGGATCCAAACAATATACTTTAAATGGTGCAGGAGCTGTAACAGATATAGCAGATTATATAGATATTGAAAATCTTACATTTGGTCAATTATATACTGTATATCTTGTTGCTAAAGCAGATCCTGATTTTGAATTAGCTCCAGTAGATATTTATAATGTTAATAATAATAGACATGGTTATTATATACATCATGAACCTTTAGCATTAACTCTTAATCCTACGTAATCATGGCAAGCAAGAAAAAATGGATTAAAGGAGCTATAAAAAATCCTGGCTCATTAAATGCAGCAGCAAAACGTGCTGGTAAAAGCAAATCAGAATTTTGTAAAACTGCAAAAGGTAAAAATAAGAAACGTTGCACATTATGGAAAACTTTAAATAGAGTTAGGCCATCTAAAAAAGCAGCGTATGGTTTTGAAATTCACTAAAAAAAAGAAATTATGCCAGTTCCAGCTTTTGTAACTAAAATATTTGGTGGCTTATTTGGTAAAGCAGATAAGATCATAGATGAGATTGTAACCTCTAAAGAGGAAAAAATGACTCTTAAGAATGCATTACAACAAATGCTTATTGACAGTGAGGCAGAGCTTCAAAAAAATGTAACAGAGAGATGGAAGGCTGATATGTCTTCTGATTCTTGGTTAAGTAAAAATGTTAGACCTATGGTTTTAATATTTTTAGTTCTTTCTACAGTAATAATGATCTTTATTGATGCTGGTTGGATTGAGTTTGATGTTGAGCAAAAATGGACAAGCTTATTAGAATTAGTCCTTATTACAGTTATTGGTGCCTATTTTGGTGGCAGATCTGTTGAAAAAGTAAGAAACACTAATAAGAAAAAATAATGAGTTTTGGAACTTCAGGTTGGGATGTTTTATTAGTATTACATTGGCCTCATGATAGATTTGCTTTAGGTTGGGAATATATTGGACCAACAAGACAGTTTCCTGCTACAACAATTAGTATTTTTTTGTTTGTAGCAACAATCAACATAAATATTTATAACTAACTTACAATCATGAATGAAAAAGAACAATGGGTTTTCATCTATTGGGATGATTGGCGTCCGAAAGATAATGACATTGAGGAAAAACCTCAAGAGCATCCTCAAGATAATTAAATGTAGTATCTATAGAACTTTGATAATTAGAAACATCCATTCCTTCCCAAGGACAAAGATATTCTTTTGTAGTTGCACAACTAGTTAACAACACGCAAATAAATATTATTAATACTTTCATACTGCAAATATACATCTCATATGTAAACTGTATATTTACTAAATATTAAATAAAAGAAGCATGTGGTCCTGGCTTTAACAGTCTTGGCTTTTCACTCCCACACACTTTCTTTCACTCAACCATCTATAATCTACCCAACCTTTTCAGTTTACGATAAATTGAGATTGGTTGATATATTATACCAATTAAGAAACCATATATTGCTATATAAGCTCCTATTAAAGGCCATATGGGCATGTGTCCATAATACCACTCATCCCATACAATTGGGGTGGCATAAATAGCCTGTACTATTCCATAGATAGTTGCCGGGATTTTCATCATTTGTGACCATCCTTGCTTTACGTGTTTGGTAAAAAACCATATTAGGTATTCTTTCATATTTGTTGATTTTGATTTATAATCTTTTTAGTCTTATTTTAATATCATGTGGAGCTGTTTCATCTCCACCAAAATAAGGCCATAAAATATATTTATTATAATTAGTTCTGATCCCACAATTACGGGGAACCATTTCACATGTATTATTTACACATAATACATAATACTCTGATTGTATATCAATGCTACATGTATAATTAACATTTGGTTTTATATAAGTTATAAATCCATATGTAAAAATTTCATTTTCATGTTTAAACCATAAAAGTTGTAAACGTTCATTATAATATCTCCATCCAAACCTTATAGAGTTATCCATATGGTGTGATTTGCAATCACTAACTCCAAAAAGTTTATTTATGTCAGCTTGATTTTCTTCAATTGTTGTTTTATAAATTGCAGAACTGTCAAACTTGACTTCAAATTCTAAATAGGTTGAGTTTGTTGATCTATATTTAAAAGTAGATCTGTGGGTGCCTTCATAAATGGTAAATATTTCCATACCTTCTTGGTCAATTTTTTTACAACCAAAAAGAAGTAATAGAAATATAAACAGTTTTCTCATTTATTAATATCAATTGTTTTAATTTCACCTAATCTATACCATTCTCCTAATTCTAGATCATCATGTGTTATAATTATTTCAATACCGTGTTTAGGGCTTTGTAGGTGATACATGTTTACACGAACTTCTTGTATTACTTGATATTTCTTACATCCAAAGAAAAAAAATGGTATTAAAAGTAAAAGCCTCATACCATAAAGATAGTAAAAAAATTGACACTTAACAGAGGAAGGCAGGCCAGAAATGCAAAAACTGGCCTGATTGGTTCCTTCCGTAAAGATCAATTCTTGTTAAATGGATCTTTTCTGTTTATAATTAAATATAATACAGTACATAAGATAAGTAGCTTTAGTATTATAATTATCATCTGTGATAAAATATATTTTCTTTAAAATATACTTTTGGATAAAAATGCCTATCATCATCCCATTCTCTTTCTCCATCTTGAATTTCTTTTAAAGTAAGATAAACTGTTGCGTGTTTTTGTTCATAAACAACAGCAGGAAAAAAAGAATTAATTTTATCATAATCTTCTGAATCTAAATATTGACTATTTAATTCAAATGATTTCTCATTAATTTTGGAAACTGAAAGATCATGACATTTTAATAAAACTTTTAAGTTATCTAACTTAATTTTAGAATTCATCATATCTTATAGTTACCCATTGTAAAAAAGTCTTGTGCCTCAATATCTGCTGCTGCATTTGCTGCTTCTTCAGGTATACTGCTAGGATTATCTGTAGGATTAATACCCATACTAGATAATACATTAGATGTATAAAATTCATGAAACTTTTGCAAATCACTTAACCAACTAGTAGGATGAGACTTTTTTAAAGCGTGTGTTACATGATTATAAAATACCCATGCATTTTCTTGATCACACTGATAATCATAAGAAGGATTAGTCATTTCTTTTTTAACCGTAGAAAGATGACTTGTTTCAAGAATATTTTCCTCAGCATATAAACGTCCTAATAATTCAGATTGTGTTTGTTTATCTAAAGTAATATTTTTCATATTTCTTTTATCATCCACAAGTCTTTTATAGAATTTTTCAGCACTTTTGATTTGATTACTTATTTGCATTCTAGCATCAAAATTTGCACTTCCTGTATGTTTTCTTGCATATGACATCATATCTCCTGCACACATACCATTATTACATACTAAAACATATCCTCCAATTGCACATTGAAATCTTATTCTTTTATTGTAACTGTTTAACCAAGCAAACATCATCCCTAATTCAGTTTCTGAATTTAAATTAGGATCTGAATAGTTATTCTTTGGTTTTATATAATAAATGCCTTGAGCAATTTGTGCTTCATCAGTACATCTATATTGCTCATCCGTAATTACAAATCCAGATGCATTTAATAAATTTATGGTGTTATCTATAACTTCTCTATGAGGAATTACAGTATAACTTTTTTTATGATTTGGTGTTGCAGCATTAATAATATCATATTTATCTGCAAATTGAATTTTTTTTGGCATAATTAATCAATTAATTTATTAGTTAAAGGAACATCAGCTTTTCTTCTTTCAAGTTTAGCTTCTCTTGTTTTTTGTATAATGTATTCCCTAAAAGTTCTTTCATCAAATTTAGGGTTAACATTTTTTAGCATTTTACATAAGTTTGCTAATAACTCATTTCTACATCTATCATTAACGACAGATATAGAAATGGCATCAGCAATTAAAATAAAATCTTTTTTAGTCATTTAAGTTATTTTTTTTAAGGATTTGTTTTTCTTCCTTAGAAATTTCATCCCAATTATATTTAGGGAGACTTTCTTCTTTAACAAATTGACCGTTGATCATTTTTCCTTTTCTTTTTGCTATTACTTTATATGCTGATTCAAGACATTCTTCAAGAGATACTTTTTGCATTTTAGCTTGAATAATAAGAGTGACCATAATGTCACCCATAGCATCTATAATCTCTGCACGGTCATCACTATTGATAGCCGTGCAAAGCTCTGTTGTTTCTTCCAATGTTTTTAATGCTTGGGCCATTGGTGTAGCTTTTTCAAAGATACCTTTATCATCCGCCCATTCTTCTACGGCACATTCTAATTCAAAATAATCCATTTTTTTAATTTAAAATAATTGTAATTGATTTGCTGAAACTTGTAATATATTATTGATTTCTTTTTCTATAGCTTGTAAATAATAGCCATTATCAATATTATAATTTTCCCACTTGGGCTCAAGTTTCATATCATTATAGATATGTTGTAACCATTTTCCAGCTTCTAGTTGTATTTCTCTTTTATCTTCTTTGTTTACTTTAATAATTTTTACGCCAGATTTGGTGATATAATATCTATTGATTTTTTGCAATTCTTCTTCATTAAATTCACCATCTTTAATATACCTGGATACTTGTTTCCAATTGCCTTTTGATTTACCTCCTATACAATAATCAAGAATATTTTTATTTTTACTTAAATATTCTTCTGGAAGTATATCATGAATAAAGTAATTGTAAATAGCTTTAGGTATAATTAGTTTTGATTTATTCTTATGAAGAGCTAGGCCATGAAAATCAAATCTACCTTTCATTTTGGCAGGTGCATAAAGAAATTTATTATTTACTATTTTAAATAAATAATGCGGGTTAGATTGTTTGATTTTTCTCCAAGTTGTGATGTCTACTTCTTTAAAATTATTTAGACCAATGTAATTATTTACATCACCTAAAACTAATTTTTGATATTCATCATGTTCTAAGTTCAAATCAGTTATATCTTCCCATTCTTTACATATTTCCATATACTGATCATAATATTCTCTAGGTATTCTAGTTTCAATACCATCAGTATTTTGTAATAACGCTACAGCTCCCGGTATTCTTTCCATTATCATTTCATATAACATCATCAAACTAAGTTGACCATTTACAGTTATACGCATACATAATTCAGGATCATAAAAAAAACTGTTTTCATCATTACTTAAACCAAAAGTTGAATTAAGTATAATTTTATAAACATAATTCATAGGATTGCTCTTAGGAATTTTCTTTCTTTCTTTAAAGAACCATTCATACTGATCACAAAATTCTTCTTTTGGAAAATGTGCTGGGGACCATTTATTTTTAATAGCTAGGTTTGGATAAAAACTAGTAACATCTGAAGACATAATCATATGTTCATCATCAGATACGTAAACACCCTTTTTTCTAGCTCCGTGGACACCACCTAAACCAAAATGTGTAGAAACATTTTTATAATCAATGTGATATTTAAATTGACCTTTTAGTCTCATAGCATCTAATTCAACAGCTTTAAACCGGCTTAATAGATTCTGAAACTCCAGAGACTCAAATTTTATATAAGGAAGTATAATATCATTTAACTTAATAGTATCACGATAAGTTCTCATCTTTTTAATCTCACCTTTATAAATATTAAGCTTTTTACTTAAATAATAAGCAAATAACTCTTTACTAATTCTAGGTTCAGATGCTGAGAATAAATTAATATTATACTGCTGCGTAAGTTCTTTACGTAGTCCTATTTGTGATTTTGATCTATTATAGATTTCTTTAGTTGATTTTACATCATTAATACAATATCTAATTATAAGATCAATCTCCTCTTTAGAAGAAATATTACTAGTATGCTCAATGGGCATGTCAATAATATTTTCCCAATCCATGCTATATTGGATCCATTTAAGACTAGATCTTTTAGCGGGATTATCCCAATGATGCATTTTAAAAATATCAATTTGACCAATAGTTAAATGCCATTGTGGATACACCTGCCATTGTTTACTTTTAGATCTATTGATACAATCTTGAGCCATCTGATAAATCCAGGCAGCTACTTCTTCTGAAGTTTGAGTTAATAAAAAATCTTTATTATTCAATATATGCTGAGTGATCTGTGCATCAAATGCTAATCCATTATAAGATATATGCCACTCTCTATTTTCAACGTTATTTTCTAAAAAACTTATGAATTCTTCTAAATCATTTTGCAACGCATGTATAACAAAGACTTTTACCTCTTCTTTTTTATAATGTTCAAATACGCCTACAAAACAATTAGATAAAGTTTCATAGTCCATTACATAGTGGTTCATATATTTTTAGAGTTTTTAATATTATTTATTCTTTTTCTCAGTGCATGTTTAAACTGTGCGTTTAATTGCGGCAGTTTAACATACCATTCTAAGTAAGGAAGATCCTCACATTCTTGTATAAGCTGATTTTTATATTTACCAAAAGTAAACTTTTTTACTTCAAATGTTCTAGTTTCAGTAATAGTAGAATATCTAAATTGAAATTTTCTTTTTCCTTTCATTATTGGTCTACTCTCATCAGCACTTTCTTTAATTTTTGTTACGGGAATTCCTAATATTTCACCTGCCAATTTCATTGATTCAAAGTTTTGACGTGTGAAAATATCCATTACTGGTTTCATAATTTAAAAATAAAAAAAAAGGGAAGCACATGCCTCCCTTTTTATGATAAACATAGAAAGAACTTAACAACTTAAGCGTTAGGTCCTAGAATAAGATTTGAAGGCTTTACATCTTTTGTTTCTACAAAATATTGATCAGTATCAAAATCTTTGAAATTAATAGCAAATAATGCTAAAAATGTTTGAATATCCTCTTTTTCAGTTAAATAAAATTCAGAAAAAGTATCTACAGATACTCTTTGCTCTTTAACTGTTTTTCCGGCTTCTTTGTTTGGAAACTTTAATTTTTGAGGTTGTCCGTCTTCATTTAGTCTTGGGACCATATGAAAAGACTGTTTCATATTTTTTGTTATTACAGCAAGGATTGTTGTTGTAGGATCAAACATTGCTTCAACATATGGGCAGTCTAAAGTGACTGGCACTAGATTAAAAGTTTTGACATTTCTAAATGTCCCTGTAGTAAGGAGCATGTTAGCTCCAACGTTTGGTTTTGTATTTGCCATTATTTATTTTTTTCCAAAGATACAGATTTATTTTTGATTTGCAAGTTTTTAGGTTCAGGATCTACTAAAGTCTCTTTATCTAAATCCGGTTTGCTACACAGTTCATAAACATCTTGAATAGCTTCAATTTTTACACCTAAGTAATCAGCATATGTTCCGTGATATTCTTCTGGATTAATATAACTTTGTATATAATTAGATACTGTTCCAACTTCACCAAAAAAATTAGATATGATATCTTTAGTTTTTACACTAAATTTTGAATATTTACCTTTTCTAAATACTTCTAAATCTCTTTTAAAGGGACTAAAATCAAAAACATAAAGATGGGTTTCATCATCTAATTGATAATAGGCTTCAAATAACTTATGAGATTTTAAGAATTTAAATTCAAAGTTTTTAAACTTTTTTATTTCTTCTGGATCCACAGAGTATAAACAAAGAAATTTGTTTTCTAAAGCATCATATACATTATTCCAAGCAATAAAAGTCTCAGAAGGGACATGTGTAATTCCCTTTCTAAGACTCAACAGTGGATATAAAAACACTTTGCTTTTTTGAAAATAATCTGTATATATACTCTTCATTTATAGAACAATTTTATTATTTAAAAACTCATATGGTAATTCATACTTTTTTTCCGTGTAATGATAATTAACTTTTTCAAGACAATGTTCCATTTTATTGGCCCATCTTCTTAATGTTTCACCAGACACATCAAAAACATATACCTGGTTATATTTATCAATCACCACAAATTTAAATAATATTTTATAATCTGAAGCAGCCTCATCTAAATTATCTATTACTAATTTAGTATAAACTGCTGCTTGTAAATCATAATTCCAATAATCTATTGCATCTGTAAAGTCAGTAATAGTTTTACCAGTAGTTTTTAAATCAACTATAGTTATTGTTTTTTGATCATGATTGATTTGATAATAATCAATTATACCCTTTAAGCCAAACTTATATGATTGTAATTTACTGGTTAATTTATTTTCTGCATATGCTTCAATAGGATCTAATTCAAAATCAGTTTGTGCTAAGTTAAATAGAGACATTACTTCTTTGTTTGATTTAATAATCTCCACTCTTTCTTGACACCTAGTTAATGTATCTTGATCTATAACATCTTTTCCAGTAGTGCACATAAATTTATAATAATCTTCAGCATCACTGGTCTTTACTTTAGCAATTCTTGATTCATCTGTTTTTAATGATTGATAAAGATTTTGTTCTTTTAATGAATCTAAAATTACAAAGTCTTCTACATCAGCTAAAACAGGAGCATCTGTATGCATAGTAACATTCTTAAGAACCTTTTTTATGTTATCAGAAGGGACTTTTCCAGGAACCATTGAAAACAAATTGTTTAGATTATTTGGTTCAAATAAAAGACAGTGAATTACACGGCCTTCAATTAAATGTTTATCTGTTCTCTCCTCTCTATCTAAAAGAACATATTCTTTATAGAATAGCTTAGGAGAAAATAACATCTTATTTATAGAAGAGTAACTAAAATTAAACTTCTTTTTATAAAAAATATTTTCTTTTTCTTTATCTACCATTTTTCTTTTTTGGTTTTTCAGGTTTATAATTATATACTGCAGCCAGTCTGGCAGGAAGTACTTTTGTATTATTACAACGTGTACAACAGGGACCTTTTTTAACTGGTTCTGCATTATGCGGATAAAGATCTTTTATCTCTTTCTCACATATAACACAAATTAAGGATTCCATTCTGGATATTTTTCAGATATATTTCCATTAGATGCAATGTCTTGTATATCTTTCATTTGTTTTTGAATATCATCATTTGATATTTCTATATCTAATACAGTAATACCAACATTATCAAGTCTTTCTTTCAATAATTTATTTTGTAAGTAAAACTTAGTGGCCATCCAAACAAAATAGTTTAGTGAACTCATATTATTTAACAAAAACTCCCGGATGTATTCTGTTCTCTTTTCTTTTATTCTATCTATTTTTCTTTCAAGAATATTTGCTAATTCTTTATCACTCATCCCCTGGAGATGTGATAAAATTATATCATCTTTATATGGGCCATACTTTTTCCCGTGTTCTCTGTATTCTTTTTTAGGTTTTTCTTTACTCATTTTTTTTATTTTTCAATGATTCAAAAGCAGCATCAGTTAAATCCCACCTATTTAATTTAAACTTATATCCTACATTAGATAAAGCATAATTAATCCAATAACATATACTTCCTGGAGGTTCACTATCAAGTATTTCTCCATATTTTTCATTTAGAGAAGCTTTCATAACTTTTTTACCTACATAATCATACAATTCTTCTTCACTTATTCTTCTCTTTGAATGTATTTTTTTTACTGCAGCTTTTGTTATACTTCTTACTTTTTTATTTCCGGTTTCAGTAAACATTTGAAATCCAGATTTTTCTATTCTTTCTAATAAACTTTCTAAAGTCATAATATTATTTTTAAGGAGGAAGGGGCCGTGCACTAAAAAGTACACAACCCACAATCAATTATGGCATTCCTCCCGTTAATTTAAAATGGTAAATCATCAGCAGTATCAAATATCAGATTATCTTTCATATCTGTATAGACACTTACATTTTTTAATGACCATTTTCCATTTTGTGCTTCTAATTTTTCTTTCCATTCAGGCTTTAATTTAAAAGCACTTGTATCTAGATCAAAAATAGAATTTTTACCAAAACCTGCATTTCCACTTATAACATTAGAAAACATTCTAGTTACTGTTTCTTTAAATGCAAATTCAGTTAATGCTCCTTCTTGATCTAATTTTTTTATAAATGATTCAAAACCATGAGCATTTTGACTACCATAAAGACCATCTACAAAAGAACTCATTCTTGTTCTTAATGATTTCACATTAACAGTGTTCCAATTTTTAGCATATCTTAGACTATCATTATTATAATAAAATAATAATGCTAAATATGGAATTGATTTTTCAATGTTACAATTAGCCATTAACTCTAAAGCTAATGTGCAATTTTCTCTATCATCAGCTTCTATCATTTTTAAACATTGATGATAATCAGCTTCTGTAAAAACATGTGAATCTTCTGTTGTAAATTTATTTAAATCAGTATCTAACACTAATGTAGCAGAATTTAATATAGTTTCTAGTTTACTCCAATCTTCAGCTTTAACATACCAAGGAGTTTTTCTATTGATATCATTCCATTTTGGAGAATCATGTGAACTATAATCATTTAATAAACTTTTTAATAAATCCTTAGCTGGGCTATTTTGATTATAAGAATAATCATTTGTCACAGTAATTCTACAATCATCTTCTAAAAGCTTAAACCACTGAACAACCTTAATCCATGCTTCTTCTACAAATTTATCATCTTGTTTCATTTTTTGAAGCACTCCTTTAAGCTCTTCTTTTGATAAAACAATACCATTATATTGTCTATCTAATGTAGAATCTAAATATTTATAAGATATTATTGAATAATCAGCTTTATCTTGATTTCTAGTAACAGATAAATTATATTTTTCCTTTAAAACATCTACCTTTTGTCTAGGTAAATCTAACTTAGGAAATCTATAGATAGTTGCATCTTGAAGATCAGTTGCATCAATAGTTTGAACTAAAAAATTACTTTTTAATTCATCTTTTTGTGTATCTCTAATAGACCATCCTTCAGATGCAAACACCATCATTCCAAGAAATTCACTTTCAATAGCTTCTGGTATTAATCTATTACTTACGTTATAATCAGGATAAAAGTTAAAATGTATATTATATAATTTATGTCTCATTTTTAATTGTTTTTTTTAAATATTTACGATACTCTGGTTTAACACTTACTTTAAATACATAAAGTTCTCTATTACAAATAGATATTTCTTTTCTTACTAAAGGTTCAAGATGACAAAAACTTTCATGATTTAATTGCCCTTGTTCTTCTAAGTATACAATCATGTCTTCTGCACTTTTATATCTAAGATTATCCCAACCAACATTTTCTAACCAATATTGCACATCTTTATTTCTATTAAATTTGTGCATAAGGTTATCCATTTTAGAAATAAATTCCCAAAATAAATGAGGAACTCCTGTTGGATCAATGGTTGGAATTAATTTACCAGCTAATTCAATGTCTTCATTATTATAATTATTACATTGACTATAAATTAAATCTCCAAGCTCTTCAGTAAATGGAGTTTTAGTAGCAGAAGATAATAGTAAATCATCTATTGTTACTGGAGTAATTAAACCCATGTCAATTTTAAATGCAAGATTTACTGCCAATCCAGAAAGACACCAAACATCATAACAACTATTTCCAGCTGTATGATCATGACGTCTACCAAATTCTTCTAGTTTTTCATCCCAAATTGCAGAACCATTATCTAAAATCCATTTATTAGCTTGATTTATAAAACTATAATTATTAGGATTATCAAATTCACTAACAGATTCATAATTCCATAATTTAAAGGTCATATGGCTATTTAATATTTTTTCACCATTATTTAAATGTATACTAGTATTATCATCATGAACAATAACCATATCAGCTAAGGTATAGTCATTTGTTATAGTTATTTTATGCTCTTTACAAGCAGCTTTTATCCTATCTAAAGAGACAGGAGACTTAGGATAAACAAAAGCCTTTTTACATGAACTAAAATTTTTAGTTGGAGCTGCAGTTAATATATTATTTATTTTATCATACGTTGTTTCAGATTCTGATACTAACACTTTACCAAATTCATATCCTCCAGATAAAGGAACTCCCATAAAAGAGAGCTCCTCATCTGTTAAAAGATTATAAAAGAAATGGTCCAGTGCATCTTGATCAAAATCTTGATATACTGTTTTTTTTGCCATTTTATTTCATTGTCATTTTAATAATCTCAGGCTTCATCATAAGTTTATTAAACTTTTGTTTGTTACCATTGAATATTGTTCTTACTACTAAATACTTAAGATCATTAGTAAAATAATCTTTAGTGCATAAAGTTTCAAGTCTATCTGTTATCTTCTGACTGATAGTATTTTCCTTAGAATATACCACTGAGAAGTTTGCAAGTCTTGTTGCTAATGTTGATGCAATATCTGCACGATAAGCATCATCTTTTCCAATACAATTGGTTAATTCACCAAGAATATATTGCTCATTATCATGAGTTAATAAATCTTTAGGTGTTACCAGCTTATCCAGCTTATTGTTAATGAAAGTTGTAAACATAGATGCAAATTCATCACCTACAGAACCTTCACCAATCATTTGGATCATAGGAAGATTATCTTCAAATGACTCAAAACTAGATATAGAGTTAAAAAAGCTAGTAATAGATCTTGCATTTGTTTCTTGAGTTACAAGTTCAGGGTGTAATAATAAGAAGTTAATACATCTTGTATCTATACCTTCTTCTTCTGCCCAACGAGCCCATACTTCAACATCAAATTTAAGATTTGCAGAAATAAATCTAGTTTTTTGTGCAGAATCTATTGAGTTAACCATATAATCTCCATTATCTGGATTTGCAGTTAAAACAATATGCCAATCTTTTGGTAAAGACCAAGAAATATAAGTTTGTCTATCTACTAATTCCATAACAGCTTGAACAAATCTCATATCTGCACGGTTCCAATCATCTAAGATTAACATACCACCTCTTTTTACATCAGCAATCCAGTTAGGAGCACAATAAGACATTCTATTTTTACCAGTAACTTTCCAGCCTTGCTTTAAATACTCTTCAACAGCAAGTTCATCAACCCACTGACCAACTTTTTTAGTTATAGGAGCCATTGCTGCTTGAGCAGACGCTGCTGCTTTTTGTGCTGCTGTATAATTAAGATCATCTATCTTTTTAGATGGAACTTTCTTTTCTTTATACATTTGAAATTGTCTAACAGGAAATCCTACAAGATCTCCTAACTCTTCAATTTGAGCTAAATTTAATTTTACGCAATCTAGATTATTTTCTTTTGCAATTTCCATTACTGTAGATGTTTTACCAATTCCTGATTCACCTACTACTTCAATAGCTACAGGAAGTTTATTTTCTTCTTGTAAAAATCTGTTATTAGTTATTATGTGGTTAATAAACCCTTTTAATTCATCAATGTTTAAATTTACTTGTGCCATAATTTTTATTAGTTTAATTGTATTTTAAATCCGGGTAATTCTTCATTGATCTCACAATGAGAACTATGAACCCATAATGTATTGTTTGGACAGTTTTCAGGGCTTGATGCCTCTCCATCTGTAAAATATATAAGTGCAGTATATGCACGTTTATTATCATTATAATGATCTATAACAGGTTGAAATGATGTACCACCTCTACCGTGTATTTCCCAATCTTGTTTTGGATTAAATTCTTGTATGCCTCTAAAAGCAGAATCACATTGTGCAACAGTAATCTTATGACCTGTTTTATGCATATGTGTTAATTCACTCCAAAATTCTTCCAGTTCTTTAGTACTAACTGATCCGGATGTATCTACGCCCACAAGAATATGATTTTTAAATTTAACTTTAAGACCAGGATTTTCACTGTATCTTTTATTAAATTTTCTACGCATTTTTCTTGTATAACTCACTGTAGAATTTCCAACAAATCTTCTAAGATATCCTTTCCAATCAAATTTTGGAGGTTCAACATGTCTTAGTCTTTGAATTAAATCTGCAAGTTCACCTGGAATATGACCACATCTTTTTTCAGTTGTTTCAGCAGTCTCCTTAATTTGATGTTCAATTTGTTTTTCAACCAATTTTTTATCTGCTTCATTTAATTCATCAAATTCAGCCCAAGTTTTATGATCATATTGACTATCACCATCCATTTGTCCTAACAAAGCTTCTAATGAAGGACAAGTTCCACTTTGTTGAGCTTGTTCAAGTAATTCATAATACTTTTTAGTACCCGCTTTAGCAGGAAGATTTAATTCAGGAAATGTATCTAAAGTTAATCCACCATCAGGTAAATCATTTTCATTTATATATTGATTTATTTCTAAATCAGCTGCTATATTAAATAATTTATGATCAGAATATAAATCTCTCATTGTCAAATGACCAAATGAAACATGAAGTAATTCATGCTTTAAAAGACCAATTTGTTGTCTTATATTTAATTCTTGAAAAAAATCTGGATTAATAGCTAATTGAATACCTATTCCTTTTTTACTTACACCTGCAGTAGGTATATCTTTTCTATAACTTTTATTTAATCCAATAAGAAAAAGCCCGTAAAAGGGCTCTTCTAAGATTAAAGTTTTAACGGTTTTTGCAACCTTTTCACTTATTATTATACTCATAATCTTAATTTAAGTTTTGAAAAATAATTTTCTATTGCTTGTTTTTCAGGAGTAATTTTATTCATTTGATATGCAATAATATCCATAATAGAAGATTTAAAATCTTCATTTTTTCTTTTGAATAAATATTTCATAAGAGATAACAAATCTTCCCAGCTAAAACTACCATGACGATAGTTCCACATTGGAGTAATATGATAACCATTATCCTTAAGTAACTTAATTTCATCCATAAACTTATTATATTCAGAAAATGTTTGCATATATCTATATCTACGCCCATGGTCTAATGCTTTAATAAATAACATGTGATATGCTATATCCAACTTAAAATTTTTAATATTAGAAAAAGCTACCTCCATATCTTCATCAGTTCCCTTTAACATTTTTTCTAATACTATAAAATCTTCTAAAGTCAATATTTTCTTCATATTAATCCCAGTTTATATTTGATTTTACATTAAGAAATGGAAACATATTATTAATATCACCTATAAGATTTTTTTGGACAACATAATTGAAAAATTCTATTAAAAGAGGATCTTTATTATCTTGACTTTTAATCCATTCATATAATTGATCATATTCATATCCTGCTCTATTATCCCAAGTACTTATTTTTAAACGGCTTACAAAACTTTGATAAGCACGTGAATTATTATTTGATATTAATTGCATTATTAATATAGTATAAGGAGTTAGATAACTTTCTGTTTCCCAATCATAAAAATGCAAGGATGTATCTTCTATTATTTTATAAGCTATTTCTTTATCATCTTGATTTGGAGAATTAATTAATTTTATTAACCCTTTTAAATCAGACAAAGTTTTAATGGATTCTGAAATAGATTCTTTATTTGTTGATTTTTCAACTTTTATTTTATAATCATGTTTATATAGTGTTTCCATTAGTCTTCAATTTTTAAAGTTCTAAGCATCCACGTTGGATGTTTTTTTTCATTCATGTTAATAATCCATTCTTTTGCAGAAGGTATATAATTATTACAATCTTCTTTTACATGTTGTTCACCAACATACCGTGTATACACAGTTTTACCATCAGAATTAGTAAAATGTTCTCCAAATATTTTTTCACATTCAAAGATTCCTTCACTATGATGTCTATACATTCTATGATAAGAATTGCCAATCCAAGATTTAGTTTCATCAAACCAATTATGAATATGCATATAATCTTTTTCTAAACCACCCCATTTTTTTACAGATGATTTAGCATGTTTTAAAGGATGGGCCATTAAATATTATTTAATAGAGTTCCGGCATCCTCATATTCTTCATATGTTCTTTGATTATAATCAATTGTGTAAGTTAAATCACTTAATGATATATCAATTGATCCCCAACCACCTTCATTGTTAACCCAATCACCCACTCTATTTACATAATTTTCAAAAAAATGATATGTTAATTCTTCAATATCATCAGTAGTAACAAAAGGTTCACAACCTTTATAGTCAGATATGCAATTACCGTCAGGATCTAAATATTCTATTTCATGAATAGAACCGTCATCACCTCCTCCATCAAAATGAGCTCTGATTGTATGTACCCCTTTATTTAATAGGGCCAGTTTTGTTTTTAATATTAATTGTTTTCTTTTTCCTCTTTGCATTTTTTTCATTTATAATTTCAATAATTACACCAGGTTTTTCTTTATCATATGAATATGGTTTAAATGCTGGAATCATAAATTCACAATTATCATCTTCTATCCAACCGTGTGTAACCATATCATCTTGTACAGTTTGTGCTGGATTTATGTAATCAAATTTATGACGTGTGCCTCTAATGAAAGTAAATGAAATTGTAGCAGGTAGCTTATGCTTTGCCAATTCTTTTTTAAATTGATTAGCATATTTCTGATAGTAGGATTTAGTGTCTTTCCTATATTTCATTACAGTTTTACTTGATATAAAGTATTTACCTGTCCATCTTCTTCCATTTTTACTTGAGGGTACATTCCCTGGTATAAACCATTTCATAAGTTTAGTGTTTGTTTTAATAATGGTTTTAGTTTTTCATGTAATAGATCTAACCCATGTAAATGCAAAGCATCTGCAGGATCATTTTCTAAAGGACAAACAAAACCATTTATATTATATACTTCTTTATATCTATTTACAGCTTTTTTACCAGCAGTATCATTATCAAAAAGAGTTATAATTTTTTTATACTTGTTTTTTAAATTCTCAATAAGAATTGGTTTTAACATTGTGTTTTCACTGTCAGGAGCTATTAATTCAATATTGTAGCCTATTCCAGCTAAAGACATTACATCTTTTAGGCCTGAAGTGATTACCAAATAAGGTTGAGTATATGTTAATTGATCTAATCCTTGAGTATGCACACATACTTTTATAAATTTATGCTTTTTTTGTGCAGGTTGATATATCTTATAGATAGAACCATCCTTTTTAAAATAACCATAAAGCTTAGACCCTTTAATTTTAATAAGATCAGTAGATCCGTCCTCTCCTTTTTTAACCATATTATAATATTCCAGTGGCTTAACATTATATGTATTGAGCATTGTAGCACCAATTCTAAATTTTAACCAAAAGTTTTTATCTTCTTCTGTCCACTCTCTTGGTTTAACATAATCCACTTTATATTTTTCTTGAGCTTTAAAATTTGTATTTAAAAACTCATTGTTTTTTATAAATGAATTAAAGTCTTCAATAATTTTTTCTACAGCACCGGGATAACCAACATGAAATAGTTCTTTTACTAAATCAATTTTACTACCAAATTTTCCACTTGAAAAATCTTTGTATTTATATTGTGCATTAATTTGATCTACAAAAATGCACATACTAGGTGTTCTTTCATTGGGATTAAATATTGATTTTATTTTAACATCCTGACCAGTTAATTTTTCTGGTAGATCTAAATAGTATTCAAATACCCAATTACTTGGAACATCTTTTTCAGTAAAAACTAATTGTTTTGTATTAAACATTTTCCAAATATAATAAATTAAAAAAAAAGAGAAGTGGTATTGTTGATTATACCACCTCTCTATTCTAATTATGAATCCTATATTGAAAGGATCATTTACGCAGACATGCTAAAAGCAAGTTGTATCTTCCACGCAAATTGTTGGGCTAAATGCTTGGTGCATCATTCTGCATTTAATTAAGGACAATATCTCACCAGTGTCCACCACATAAATTTATAAATCAAAATCAGATGCACTACCATTTTGACTCACTGGTTCAAAATTAGTAGCTGCAGGTGCTGAATTTTTCTTTTTTAAAGGAATAATATGATTATCCTTATCAAAAGTTAAAAGTCTAGAGTTTTCAGTATTTAATGCTTCCATTGGAATACCATCTTTAGACATTCTAGGTAAAAATAAATCTTGGTTAGTATAACCTTCTTTATTTTCCCATTCTTTTCCACCAACACACATGTTAAACCATGCACTATCAGAAAAAATGTCATTACAAGATTTCATAAACTCTTCAATAGTAGATGCTTCTACTTTATCAAGCTCATCTCTTTTACCCAAAACTTCAGAAAGATATACCATAGCTTTCATCACTTCATTATCTCTACTAATTTCTCTTCCAGATGGAAGTGTAGCATCTTTATACGGATAAGGAGAAAATCTCACTCTTCCTACTTGGCCTTGATATCTTGGACCATTTGGATTATTTACATCTAATAAAAATCCTTCAAACTCTCCACCTACAGGCTCTGTTTCAACATTTAATAAAATGTTATAAGCTTCAGCATCATATGGCGTTTGATCAAAATTAATTGAATTAATTCTTACAACGTGATTACCAGCACTAATTACTGGTTTAGTCTTGCCGCTCCCAACGGTCATGTCCTTAGTATTTAACATAAGTTACTTTTTTTTGATTAATTAATTATTTATTGTATTCTTCTATATGTTCTTTTACATATTGAAGGTCATTTGGAATGAATTGATCTTCAAACATCCCCATTGGTGATTTGCATGTATTCTCTCCATTAGTTTGTGTTTCAAAACCATAGTCAAGAGTACCATCATCATTTTTACGTACTTTACCAAAAAGTACCATTGAAAAAAGGCCTTCTAAAGTTAAAGCATTATCTATCATTTTACCAACAGTTTTAGCTTTAACTCTTCTGTGACCATTAATATCCGTTGATTCCTCTGAATGAGTTAAGAAAAATATACACAAATCATCTCTCAAATCTTTTGGATATTTTGCAACCTGTGCCAGGTTAGTAGCTATTTGAGTAAATTTATCATATCCTTTTTCATTAGCTCTATCAAAGTATTCAAAGCTGGACATATATTGCCAATCATCTACAACCAAAGTTTTAATATGAGTCATTTTTTCATTTACATGACGCATTGCTTTTATAATACCTTGTGCAGTAGATGCTGCTGTCATATTACCTGCAGGATTTTCTTTAGAAATTAATGTATAATTCTTTTTCCATCCTTTAAAAGGTAAAGGTTTGTTTGCAATATTTATAATGAATGTTTCTTCAGGATTTAAATTCCTAATAGAAGTAGATTTTCCACTTCCGGATTCTGCAATTACTAATGTACTTTCTGCCATTATTTTAAATTATTTATTGTTAATATTTCAGCTAGTTTATCTATTGAATCAGCAATTCTGTCTAATTTTTGAAGTAAATTAGAACTTTCTGCAGTTTCATCTGGATTAGGAAGATCAGCAAAATCTTCTATTATAGATTCTACTTTTTTTGGATTCCTGGTATTAATATCATTAATGATATTTAATTCAGATACAGGAACAATATGTCTTTCAAATCCTGAATTACTTGTAACAAGTTCATATTCTTCTTTCCAATGTAAATTTTTATGTAAAAGATAAAGAGTTCTTTTAGGATCTTCAGTATCATAATTAATACTTACAAATTCTGTATAAACATCTTGTTCTTTTTCAAATTCACTAGGAAAGAAACTTACATGTAATTCATCTTTTCCTGGTGGCCTATAAGCCATCTTAGGTATATATAGAGCATTTGGAATATTATTTTTATCAAAATATTTTTGGTGCTCTTTTCTTAAATTTTTAACTTTTTCTTTGCGTTCCGCTGGAGTCATGCTTTTTGTTTTTGTACTTATCATAATTATCTTCTTTGCTGTTGTCCTGGTGTGTTCATTTCTGCAATTTCCATTTGTTCAAAATGTGCTTTGAAAAAACTCATTCTAGTGTCCCCATTTCTAGCTTTTAAAAAATGAAGAACTAATGTTCTATCATCTTCTATAATATATCTATCAGGACCATAAAATCTAATTTTCTGTTTAGCAGGACGGTTAATACCAATCAATGTATCTGCATGTTGTAACATTGCATCTGAACCAAATATATCTGATTCAAGAATATAATTTCCATACTTACCATCTACAGCTCTATCTGGATTATCAATATTTCTATTGAGTTGAGACAAAGCAATAAATAAACAAGGATAGTCACGCTTACATTGTGTAAAGAATTCACCTAACTCAAATAACATATCTAATCTATTATTTTGATAAGGTGCTCTTTTTACAAGAATAGTATGATCCAATGTTATTATAGTTTTTTGACCTTTGTGTTCATTCATATACATGTCTATCTGATCACGCATTTGATTTACTGTCATAGGAGTTCCTATAATATCTACTGGATATTTTACTCTTTCTTTTGCATATTGATGACAGACATTTAAAACATCTGTTGTCAGTGTGCTTCCTGCACTGCATAATTCTTTATAAGTTTTACCAGTTATAGAACTAAATTCTCTAATAGCTGAAGTTCTTCCAACCATTTCAAATTGAAATTCTAAAACTCTAAAATTATCATCTGGATTTAATGTAAATGATTCTCTTATTATTTGATCTTTAATTAATGTTTTACCTGAACCAGGTCTTCCACCAATTACAGTAAGAGTATTCCATTCTAATCCATCTGTAGTAGCATCATTAAATTTAGGCCATGGTGTATATATAGACTTTTCACTTCCGTTTTGTCTATTAAGCATATACTTTAATGCATCATTAAAAGCTGCATATTGCCCAACCCACGCTTCTTTATTTTTACTCATACTATTTTTGCTAATAAATTTTTATAGCATTTATATTCAAGATTAATTCTTCTTTCTCTTAATGTTTTAATTAAAATTTTTGGATCATTTCTTATCCAATCATTAATACATTGATCTTCATCATTAATTCTTAAAAAATCATTGCCATATAATTTATTTTTCTTTTTAATATTAATTGGTTTCATACTACTTTTTCTTTAAAATGATCTTCTATGGTGTCAACACCTTCTTTAATCAAATCACAATAATCAGCAAGTAATGAAACCTTTACCCTATGCTTATCTTGTTTTGAGACAAAATATTGACTTGTTACCATATATAAATATTCAGCATCCCTATATTCATTAACATACATTTTTGTTGCTTTAATTACATCATCCCATGTATGATCATAGTTTTCAAAAAACCATCTAAATGAATCAGTTAATGCTTTGACATTTTGTCTAGCTGGTTTACCACTGGGTAATTTTTTAGCAGGAAAGATTTCTCTATATTGTTTAATCTTCTCATTAAAATCTTTTCCCATTAGCTGCAAATTTGTTTTCTTTTTTGCTTTTAAAAAATAATTATCCAAATGGGCCATTAAAATTTTTCCTTCAACAGTAATATTATAACCTCCTTCTAATACAGGTTCTATATACTTATTATTTTCAAGATCTTTTATATCTTGATCATTTACTATAGGCATTGAAACTTTATTCTTGAGGGAAAAAAGAAAGAATGCTTGGTTTGGTGTTATTTTGTGTTTCAATATTATTTTCAGAAATTCCCACATAATTTTTTACTTCTTTTAAAATGTTAGTATGTATTTTTAAGAAACTGCTTGATTTACAAAAAATATAATTTTCTGCAGATTTAATAGCATTTATAACACTAGCATGATTTTTATTTATATGTCTAGCTATCATGCTTTTATTATGACCATGAATAAATGATATTAAACAAAATGCTTGTAAGTGCATTTGATAATTAAGTTCTCTAGTTCTATATGAGAGGAATTTAACCTGATCATATTGAGGATAATCCTCTTTTAAAATATTTAGTGTAATTTTTTCAATTACTGGTAATGATACTTTTGCGTCTCCAGAAATATCTGTTTCTCCAATAATTACAGTGACCTTTTCACCAAAATTATTTTCAAATGAAACTTTAAATTCCTCAATAGCATTATGCATGCTATGAAGCTCATCTTTTATAGACATATGTTAGTTTATTTAAGAACAAATATACGAATTTTTAATGACATTTAAGTGCAAAATAAGATCTAATACACTTTTTTGGTTTAAAAAAATTTTACTATATTTGTCCAATGTTATACAATTTAAAATTACTGCGTGATCTTGAATTATTAAATAATTTACCCAGCCACAAACAATTTGTGGTCTATAGTAACTCATTAAATACAAAAAAATGTCAGAAAATAAAACCTCAGAAGCAGCTGCTTCCAAAAGAGAAAGAAGAAAAGTAATTGATAGAACTAAAACAATAACCGGACTTACATTAAATGCCTCCATTGTTCCAACATTTCAAAATATTTTAATGACTCTTATTGCTCAAATGAAAAATCCAGAAGAAATTGCTGGTATTTATTCAAAAATTAATTCAATTGAAAAACATATTCAAGAGGAAAAAGAAATTCCTATGGAACTTGTTTTAAATCAATTTGAGCAAATGATTTATACTTGCACTTATTTGGTTCAATATTGCCAAGAAGAAGCAGAAAAACAGGGATGTATGGTTGAGATAGAATCAAATCCTCTTGATCCTGAACAGACCAAGAAGATGTTTGATTTGATTCTTAATGAAAAAGATAAAAGTGATAGTGAACAATCACAAGTTATGAAAGATTTAGTAAAGTCTTTAGATGTTAAAAAAATCTAAGTTCTTAATTGACTTCCATTAAAATCACCTATTCTTATCAATTCTTGAATTACTAAATTCAATTCAGATTTATCACAATCTGCAAATGATTTACAATACTCTTGATTATCTTTATTAAAACAAAGTCCAGTATGTCTTTTGGCCATCATTTTAACTTCTTCAAAAGTATAGCCAATATCATTAGCTAATTGTCTTATCATAGCATGTACTCTTGCCAGTTGGGCATTAGATCCTTTACTGGTTGTAGATATGCTAATAAATATTTCTATATTGGCCCCATCAGGGATATCTTCTATAAATTTTTTATATCTTGTACCTTGAGCCTTAATTGGATACGTGACTTCACCATCTTTTTTGATGGCTTTAACAAATAGATTATTTTTCATTTGATATATAATACATCTCTTTTCCTTTTTTATGACCTTTAGTCCATTTTTGGATTCTGTATTTATCTCTGCATTGACCTAATAAAGCTTCAGCTTCAGATCTAGATGGAATATCAGTGAAAGATAAAGTATTATATGTAATAAGAATTTCTTTAGTTATTTTTTCAATCTCATTTGTTTTAGGATTCAATCTTTTAACTTTTCTTTCTTCTCTTACTTGCTCTGCATTTTCTACGTGTATTGTTAGTCTCATATTTTATATTTGATTTGTAATTGAGCAACCCTCTTGTTCATCTCCAGGATCACTGATGTAAATTGTTTTCATTATATTCTTTAATGGTTTTAAATTTGGTTAGTAATAATAAATGGAATAAACTTATTCCTGTAATGCATATTATTTCTCCAATTAGTAAACTAAATGCCATGGATATACCACCAAATATGTAAATGTAAAAAATATATACATACCTTTTGGTTTTCCATAATGGAAGTAAACATGCTAAAAAAAATGCAATTGCAAATACATTATGCAATCCTCCATATAAATCAACTGAAAAAACAGTTAATAATATTAATAATAAACCAGGTATTTCCCAGTTTTTTATTTGTAAGAAGTAATAAGCTGTTGCAATATTTGCTAATATAAATAATGGTTGCAATGGTGTTTGCCAATATGATGATAATGAGGGTTCATAACCATGTATTAACAAACAAAGGTATGGATATGTGGATGCTATTAAGATTGTTAGTAACCTCCAAGCATACCCATATGACTTCATTTTAGTTTAAAATATAATTATTAGAAAATAGTTGATACATAATAATATACGAATTTTATTTCAATAATTACTTGAATCTCACTGTATTCCTATCAATTAAGATAAAATCATACCCGCATGTGGTACAATTCATTTCATTATTCTTTGTTTGCACCAATTTATCAGTTAGACAATTTGGACAAAGAATATCTACAGGCTCAGTTAAAGCCTCTTCTTTTTGTAAATTAATGAATTCTTCTAAGGGACCGTTGAATTCAGCTTCACGCATTTGCATGAAGATTTCTTTCATTTTGCCCATTAGAAGTTTCCTGGTGCTACTTGTAAAACTCTAAGTCCTAAAGATCTCCACATATCAACTACTTGATCACGGTCATCAATAACATACATAACATCATATTTAGGTCTAATATGATCCATATAGATTTCAGACTTAATAATGTTATCTTTTCTAAAGTCACCGGCTTTTCTCATATAAAAATCATCAAAACCTACTTTATATTTACGTAACCATGTTACAGTATCTTGTTCACAAATACCATCTCTACCTGTAGTAATAATAATTTTATATTTATTAAGACTTGCTAAATCTTGTACAAGTTGAATAACATCTTGATGAGGTCTATCTTGTAAAACTTTATCCCATTCAAATGGACTTCTTACACCTTTCATGTCTGCCAATGTACCATCTACATCAACAATAATTGCTTTTTCTTTTGCCATATAATTATTTTTAAGTTAAACGTATTTTTTATTACATTGAGGGCATTCATATATTACACCATTACCCCAAGAGTTATATTCAATTTCACTTTCCATTGGTGTATTGTGACAAGGACTCTTTGGTTTAAATAAACCTAATATTAATTTTATCATTTTAAAATATATATCTAATTGTATTTAAGTTAAAATATTGACTATAAATCTGTCTAAATTGATTTAATAATGTAGTCTTATATTTTAACGGATATCTCATTACTCCACCACCATTTTTAATTTCACTAGACAATCTCATTATTTCTCTAGCTTCTGGTGATGCACGTTGCATTTGTCTTTGGTGATTAGTTAATGCAATTACTTCACATTTATTTTCACCTGCTACATCATTTACTAAATTGAATAAATGATCATATTCAGTTTTCCATTGTTTATAAAATATTAAAGGACTATAATTTAAATGAACTTCCCATCCTAATTTTTTTAATCTATTAATATCATGAACTCTTGATTCAATTTTCTGCATCTTAGGTTCTAAAACATTTGAATAACGTTGAGGCATAAGACTTACACGTACCCGTGGAGCTTTATTAAAATGATTTACATCTAACTTTAATAATCCTGGATACTTAGTAGCCATAGTGCTATTAAGTTGAGGATGATCATCATATCTTTTAAGATAATCAATCAATGGTTCTGGCATATGTTTTTGCATCAGAACTAAATCTGAATTACAGGCAATATCTACCATAGTATATACTGGATCTTGTTGATTAGGAATTTTTTTATAAGTTTTTTCCCAATCAACTACAGATCCAAATATTTCATCTACATTTTCATTTACAAAAACTCTTTCACCATTAAATCTAGCCATATAACAATATGTTTTAAGGCATCTACCTAAACATCCATAAATAATATTTGGTGCAATGCAATCAGAACTATTGTTATTGGGTTTTGTAATTAAAGTTTTAGTTTTTTGTTTTTTTATCATGTTAAAGGATTAAAATAAGCAATCTTATTACGATCAAAATTTTCCAAAGCTTTTTCTAACCATACTTCATCTACAGTGTTTTTATAACATAGTATATGACATATAGCTGTTTCATCTGGATTTAATCTTAACAATCTACCAATCCTTTGAGATGTTTTTCTTTCATTGCCATATGAATGCATAATAACACCTTGTTTTAAGTTAGGTATTGTAACACCTTCTGATAATTGCAGTACACATGATAGTTTATCAATTCTATTATCTTTAAAATATTCTAAATTGTCTTCAGATTGTTTATTATTTGAATGATAACTATGTTTACATACTCTATCTGCCTGAGCCTGAGTATTTGCAAAGATTATACACTTTTCATTTATATTTTTAAGAAGTCCCTTTAAATAGTCTTCTTTAGATGTGTAATCCATAATGCCTCTCATTCTCAATATAGAGGAGAATTGTCTTTGCTTTGGAGTAACTGCTTGTGCTAGTCTTTCACATAAATAAGCATAATCTTTTTTTTCAGATGTATGCCATTTACCACCATTTTTAGCTTTTTTCATTAATGTAGGTAATCCTGATAACTCAAGATGATGAATAACAATTTTATAATCATTTAAAATATTGCTATCAGCTGCTTGATCAACAGTAAAAGTGTAAACAATAGGGCAATATTTTTGTACCATTCTCCACTTTTCAGAACCCTTTCTTTTAGGAGGAGTTCCCGTTAACCCAAGAATCCTACCTTTAAACTGAGACAAAAATGGTTCATGACTTTCTAATAAACTATGACATTCATCTAAATAAACACAATCAAAATCATTTGGGTTATGTTTATTTATAGACAAATATGTAGTAAATGTTATATGAGGTATTAATTCTTCTGCATCAATTTCAGCAATTTCATCAATCCAAGATTTAAATACAGAATGCTTTGGACCCACAATTAGATATCTTGCAAAAGGATCATAAAAATGTTGCATATGATTTAAACCTATTCTGGTTTTACCTATACCCATTGACATTCCTAAACCACATCTTTGATGTTTATATGCTTCTGTTAAAGCCTCTTTATTAACAACATCTCTATTCAAAGTTGCTGTCTTCTCCATATTTCATTCTTATAATATCTCTAATAAATGCAGCTCCTTTATAATCTTCTTTCATTACTGCCATTTTTAAACTAAATTGTAAAAGATCTTTTTGATCAAAATCACCAATAAGACCATCAGTTTTTTGAAAAGAATTTGATTCTGATTCCATTACATTTGCTTCTTTAACTTCTTTTAAAAGATTTACTATGTTTTGTTCTAAATTACTTATGGTTTTTTGTAATGCATTATACAATTGAACTCTTTTATATAAAGATCCAATATAAAATCCTGATAATGCTGCACATAAACCTATAGTTATATTTAATATTATTGATTCCATATCATTGTTTTTTTAAAATTGTTTGTAATTCATGAAATGCTTCTTCTGGAGTGTCTCCTTTACCTACTAAATATGTAGCTCCATTAAAATATTCTCTTTTACCATCAGATGGAAAACAAAACCAATGTTTTCTATGATGATTATAATGAAATAATACTGCATATAGTTTATTTCCAAATTTTTCTGTAAATGTTTGATGTATATGAGTAACAGGCGGTCTGTATACAGAATCCTTTACTTGTCTATACTCTCTAATGTTTCTTTTCTTTGCCATAATAATTATTTTGATTGAGAAAATCCCAATTCTTTTGCGTCTTGTGGATGTTCTTCTATCCACATATGACAATTTCTACATACTGCAAGCCAGGTAGTTGTATCTAAATGATACTTTCCCCGGCCTTTCATATGATGCACATCTGTAGCTTTAAGCATGCAATTATGTATTACAGCTTCACAGAGTGGTTTATCTTTAAAAAATTCTTTTCTTAATTTAGAATAAGAATTATTTTGCTTTGCTAACTTTTTTGAGACTTTTCTCATTTTTAATTGGTTTTAATGATAAAAAATCCTTTGGTAAAAGTCCTTTTGATATATAAAATAATATTAAATCATCATAGGTTAAACCTAAATCTTTTAAACTTATTTTATTTTTATATGTAAGATCTACGTCATTAATAGATGCATTTACAAAACCTTTAGCTAAAGAACTATTAGTAAATATACGGAATATTTCATTTGATCTTTTATTGCAAATGACTTGTTTCCACATGTTTAACTCATTCTGTCCTCTTTGCCAAACTTTTTTGATTCTTCTTTTTTTGTCCCAATGCATTTTCTGAACTTCTTCAGGTTTATATACATTTAGGCCGTGTAACACTCTTTTAAATAAAAAATGTTGATGCGGATTTAATTTAGTATAACATATAGTTTGTACTAAATTTTTTGGTTGAGTTTGATATTCAGATAATAAACCTAAATATGCATATCTCTCTTCTCTTTTTTTTAATTCCTCAATTGCTTGAGCTTTATCTACTACTTTTTTAATTTTTTCTATTTGTTCTGGTTTAAACATAAGCGTTATTTTAAGTGATTATTAAGATTGATATGAAAAAAAAAATAGAGGTAGTTTTTACACTACCCCTATTTAGATGAAAAAATTTACAATATGATGGTATTGTAAATATTAATGTGATTTTATCACACTAATTTCTATAAATCAAATTCATCAGAAGACTCATCTTCTAATACTAAATCATCAGAAGCATCTTCTATTACTTCTTCAGTAACTTCAGCTTTTGGCTCTTCTTTAGCTTTTTTTGATGATTTTTTTCCTTTTTCTACAGCTTTTTCAAACTCATCAGCTGCTATATCATTAGCACCTGAAGTATTTGAGTTAGCTTCTCTGATTGCTTGTCCATTTGCATGTGCAACTAATGTATCTTCTATAGATCCAGTTCCATCATACATAGTTTTTCTATATATTGGTTCACCATCAGCATTGCAGCAAATAATACCTGTTTCACCAGCTATTTTAAGATCTCTATCTGGATCTGATTCACTGAACGGTGTAGTTTGTTCTTGAATTACTATATTTCCAGGTAATTCTTTTTGATTTTGAATACCCATATCTTCTAAATCTTCTACTTTACCGTGAAGTAATGTACTAAGATTTGTTTTTTTTACCCAGCCTGTTGCTGTAAATGTAACTTTTGTTTGTGTCAATCTAACATGACCAAATTCTGGATTGTTTTTAGACACTCTAATTACTGCACCCATATCATTAGGCACGATTTGAACTTTAGCTTTTTGCATTTTTTAAAGTTTAATAAAGGTTAATAAAATAATTGATTGATTGCTAATCTTGATCATAAAAATCAGCATCATTTAGTTTGTCAGCTTCATCTAGTTCATCCAATCTAGGCTCATATTCATGTTTTTCTTCTTGAGCTTCAATTGTATCAGACTTAGTTGACGATCTTTTAGCAAAACTAAAAGCATTAGGATTGTGACAATCACTAGTATAAGCAGATCCCAAACCATTTAATTCATTTACCTCCTCTTCACTCATAGAGAGAAATTGTTCAAGAGATAATTCAATAATTCTTCCGTTTGGTAATTGATAAATCATTTGTTAAAAAATAATTTTAAAAATAATTAAATCTTTACACTTTAGACGGATAAAAAATTTTAAATGTTTAGGATTTGTAAAAATAAATAGCATAATTATAGCTATCTACACTAAAAAGATTTTTCTATTTGATCTTTTAATGTATTTAGCGTCTTTTAATTCAGCTATTTTTCTTGAAACAGTCCGTTGACTAACATCTGCTAAATCAGCAATAGTACTAATAGATGGATAGCAACTTCTGTTTTTGTCTGCAAATAAACAAAGTATAGCATATATACCTTTTGCTTGCAATGTTATACTTGGATCAGACATGACTTTATAAGAAATTATACCAAATCTAACTTTCTTCCCCATTAGTGAGAAATTTAAAAGGCACTTTATGTGTCTTTATTAGATCTTTTGTATAAACTGTTGTTGTATATACATGGAATTTTTTTTCTTTTACTCCATATAATTCAACTTTCATCTTCCAATAATAAGGATCAAACATCTCTATATCAGAGTTGTAACTGTCATCTCCTAAAATTTTACCATAGATAAAAGGTGTTGCATAGCCACCAAAATCAAATACTTTTAGAAGACTTAAATCTTCTAACTCATCAGTTGAATTACATACTTCTGTATAAGTACTTAATGGTGTTCTAAACACATCTCCTATTTTAAATGGTTTATATTCTTTTGAAGTGTGCATTAAAGTCATTATTAATTCTAATGAATTAGAATTTAAAGATCTTAATATAATGTCATTTATAACAGAACTATTTACATGATTGCTTTTAAAAATGGGATCTATTATTTTGCTGACAGTTTCTTTGTTAAGATTATATGATTCAGTTTTTTTCATAATTATAATTTTAAGAAGTAAAAGGGAAGGTGTAATTAAATACAAAGCCTTCCCTTTCCCACTCACTCAACCAAAACAAGTAAGATAAAAATCCTCTTCTTTTAATGTGGGTTTTAATACTGGTACTGTTAGTGTGACACTGGTGTCATTCAAAAAACCTATTATCTAATTCAAGATGTAAATTCTTAAATTGATTATGATAGATTGTATGTTGATCTGGTGCATCTAAATACATCCGTATAGAATCTTCTAGTTTACCTAGATTAATTCTATTTTCTAACAGTTTTTTACTTAAATCTTCAATAGATAACGATTCCATATTCTGTTTGAATATTTTGTATCTAAGATTTAATGCATTTAATTCTTGTATATTATCATAATGACCATGTACATGAAGTCCTGGCTTTATTGTTCTATGAACAATGCAGATTTCTAAGTCTTCTCCTTTATGGGAATACATATGTCTAGTCTCAAAACTTATTGAATCATGAATACCATTATTATCTGTAAAAGTCTCATGCTTAAATCTTATGCCTGGAATATTACCATGTTCTATAACATCTTTATGCATATAATTAGACAGTGCTACAACTTTTTTTTGAATTTTATTAGGCATTTTTATATGCTTAGTAGACATCAAATGTGTTTGATTATCATTAATTACATATCTATGGTTTGTGAAACCACCAAAATATGTGTTAGAAAAATCTAAAACTTGTTGATTATTAAAGTTCATTAAGCTAATCCTGCCTTGATGGCCTTTAAATAATCTATTACGATCAAATTTATAGATGCTTTTACTATCTAAACGAGCAATAGCTTCTTCAAGTGGTTTGTGGTTGTCAATTGTAGGATTAAATTGTGTATCTGGTTTGTTAAAAAAGAATTTATTAAAGTAATATTTTAAGATTTTCATTGTTTTGGTTTTAAATGAATAAAAAAAGGATTACCAGTTTCCCAGTAATCCTAGCTATTGTATCACATTATGCGTTAATGTGCTGACGTCTTTCTTTAGTGAAAGATTTTCTTCTTTTAGCTATACGCTCATCTTCCTTCATAGTTTCAAGGATTGCTGCTGCATAACAAAGTGAAAATAAACATGTTACCAATATAAACATCTTGGCAGTCATGTTAGTTATAAAAATTAATGATAACACTGCTATACAAACACTTAGTACAGCAATAGTAAAATGAATATGTCTTTTCATGGTTTAAAATTTAAGGGTTATATCAAAGTATACAAAAGGTAAGAGTAATACGTATCTGCTATCAGATTCTTGTCCGAACCCAATACCTATACCTTTAAAACGATTAGGTTTAAATCTTACTTTAGGTAACATTTTTACATGGTTGAGCTGTACTAGCATAAAAAATGCTACAGATATAACAGCAATATTCATTGTTCCAATAATTAATATAGTCAACCAATCCCATGTTATGTTAGTACTTAACATTACGAGGATGTCAGTTGTAATACATAGTAATGGTAACATTACGGTGTAAATAAATTTACAAATTCTCTGAGTTGTTTTTTTCTTCATGATTTCTATGTTTTGTTTTACGTGAGTATTTCTTTTTGTTCTTATGAACGGAAGGTTTCATTGCATCATATACTTCTTGCATAGTAACCTTAATTACTTTTAGTGGTTTTTTTTTCATAACGTTTTGGTTTAAAATAAACAAAGGGTTGAGAATGTGGCCCTTTATTCTAAGTTTATATTTGCCATTTCTGACTCAATTCACACTATGCATTACTGCATGTACTTAGAATACACACGGATTAAGATGTCCGCCATCACTGCTATTATAGACATAACTTCACTTTCAAACTAACTTCCTTGGCAGGATTAAGAGAGAACCACCTCTCCTAGATAAATTTTACTTGATTCATTTACATTAGGCCTTGCGAGCTTTATCTGCACCTGTATATTACAACAGGATAAGTGTATTGTTGGGGTATCTCCCACATACAATAGCCTCTACGTTAATTTTGCTTTTAGTTATTGAACTTTCATTGGCGTTCTGTTAAAAGGATTCAGGTTAGTAGTAGAAGACACGTAAAGTTTATATAATCATGCCAGCTTTTGACCGGTTTAGACTATAACTTCTACCTACTTTCATGGGCCTCCCCATTAATCATTGTTTTAAATCTATTGTCACAGTATTTCTACTAGCAACTAGATAAAATTCTAATAACAGCTTTTGATCCGGTGAGATCATACTACCATTACCTATCATAACGCTTATTGATGTTTCCATCTCAACAACCAGCCTGTCTGATTGTCTATGCTACTGTATCACCTCAAGAGGATTTGATACACCATAACATAGATGTTACGATACCTTTCAGTGAAATGCATTGCTGCATCAGAGAGTCTATTCCATATTCAACTCTCTTTTATCCCATTGCTGGTTTATCCTTATGGCCACGAAGGCTGACCAATACTTTTTAATAACAATTTCTAGGCACAAATAATGCTATACTAAATGTCATAACGACTTATATCTTACTTGGCTATAGGCTCTTTTATTTAACTGCCTAGAATTATTATTATATTCCTTGTTCAAAATCATTAAGTTCATTGAACATATGATCCATTGCTGCTTCTTGGAAGCAAGCTTCTATATTACCCATCTTGGGTTTTGTTTGTTTGTCATCTTTGCATAGTTGTGTCAATGCTCTTTCAGGTGTGACATAACCTTCACTTACATCTTTCAGTAAATTATATATTTGTTTTGTTGTCATACTTTTTGGTATTAAGTTAAACAATAGTCTAGGTACTATCTCTAAGGCCAACCCTTTCTTGAAGGCTTTCCCTAGACTACTGTATATTTTAAAGCAGTTTTGATTCATGCTTAGGAACCCACTCAACCACAAGATTCCGGATACCAATATGCTTATCCTGTATATAGAGAACATACATAGGAAGAACAAAAGGTATTAAGTCTGTTTGTTTTAATTATAGTATCAGTGATAGCTATATTAATTATTACTGTGGTTGTTGTAAATATGGTGGTGATTAGTGGAAGAATGTGGTGAATATGACCTCACCCTAAGAGAAACACACACAAATAAATAAAAATGTGTGTGGAATTAAAGAAGTCAGTGGCAAATATTATAATTTACCCTGACGTAACACTAATTTGTTGAGTCTTCTTGTCTCTTTAGTGTTTAGATAGCTTGATGATACTATGTTCTGGCCTATATAGTAGTTATAGTCAGTGTCAATGCCTTTAGCTAATTGTTTTGCATATGCACTAATATGCTTTAATGCCATGTCTTGTGCTGATCTGTATGTGATTTTATTTGCCATGTTGTGGTTTTAGAGTGGTTAAAAATAAGTGCACTGCCACGGTTAAGTAGCAATGCACAGTAAGAATCAAGTCAACACCCTTTTACCAACCGGTTTGGTGCAGGCAATTAAATGGCAATGCCAACCTGCAGGGTGAAACCCATTGAAGCTTATGCTTCAACAGGTAGGGCTGGATATAATCCAGTCTCCTTGCCAGTCTCTCTATCTAAGATAGGGTTAGACTTGTCAAGGTAGAATCCTTTCACAGGTGTTCCCTGTGCTAAAGGTTTCTTTTGCATGGCAAGAAATTCTTTGCTTCTGCTAAGGATTTTCTTCCCGTCAATCTTTAGATTAAGGGTGCCATATACAAGCTCACGCTTGTTGTCCGTCTCAAAAGATATTCCTTGAAACTTTGTTTCTTGGACTTTTGCAGGACTTTCTGTAAGCATAATGGTTACAGGACTACCATCTGGATAGTTCTTTCTATCAGCATGGTTCTTCTTATCATAAGCATAAGAATAAAAAAAGAGTGTTTCATTCATTTTTTTTTAATTTAGGTTAAACATATGGGGGCCAACGGTGGCCGGGATTCAGCTGGGGAGCAGTACAATAGAACCTTATTACAATGCCAAACACACAATTTTTTACTAGGGGGGAATAAAATTTTTAAATAATTGGTGGGGGAATAAGTTGAATGTATGGGACAAATTCAGTATATTATTGTATAGAGATGTTCATTTAATACAAACACATGGAAGAACCTAATGAAGAAAATAGTGAGCTATCAAAGCTAACTGAAATGGAGATCTTATTGTTAGAACAAGAGTTATTGGCCATGGCGTATGAGAACTCTTATCTCCTTATAACTGATAAGACTACCTTTGAGGATCTATTGGTTAAGAAGCATAAGACTGGTAACTCAGCTATTCTAGCTCATGACCCTCATTTAGATCTTAACAAAGGTGAAGTAGAAAATATCATTGATCACTTCATTGAGTTAGAGGAATATGAAAAATGCCAGGAATTAAAAGATGTAATAGATGTTGAATGTAAATGAAATCTGGTCAGCAAAGGTTAAAGAAAGAATTTGGACAAAAGATTCAAACCCTAACCATCTATATGGTGAAATTACTGAAATGGGTGCTGTAGATATAATAGATCTTTTTAAACCCACAAAGGATGATGTAATAATAGATATTGGTTCTGGAACCGGCAGACTTTGTGCTCATCTTGCCGTAGAAACGGATGCAACCGTAATAGGCGTTGAGATGAAAGATTCAAGACATAGAGAAGCAGTAAGAATGTTTGGTCAATATGGATTAGATAATCTAAAGTATAAATTTGGATCTTATCCAATGAAGTTAGATAAGGAACCAACTATAGTAATTATACATGGTTGTGGTTTTGATGCAAAAAACATAAATAAAATCTGGGATGCATTACCTGATGGTGTAAGAGTATTGCATAATACCGGTAAAAGCAAGATCTTTGAGGAGCTTAAGGAAAAGAAAAATTTAAAAATAAACGTAGGCTACATGAAAGGGGCTGGAGCTAGTTTTATTTATGGTGTAAAAAAATAAAATTATGGAACATATACCGGATATAACAATAGTATCTTGGACATTAGGCATAATCGTCATGTTTTATATAGGTTGGAAAAGACGTAAATAAAAATTAATCCAATAAACTTTTAGTATTTAAACTTATTTTATATATATTTGTCATAATAACAATTATATTAATTTAAAAACCAATATTATGGAAAACGTTGTTGACAATGTAGAGAACACTACAAAGGAAGCTCCTGAACTAACACCACAACAGTTAGAAGAAAAGAGAGCAGAAATTTCAAAATTTTACAAAGACAATATCAAGCATTTAAAAGTGCAATTGGAGTATGAAACTCTATTATGTGATATTGAAAAAAGAAGAGCAGAAAGAACGCAAGCTCAAATGTTTATGGTACAAGCACAAGCTGCAGCCAATGGGCAACAAAACCCAAATGCAGAGCAAATGTCTGAAGAATTTGAGAAAGCAATGAAAGAAGGAAGGACTCTTAAACGCACTAAGTAATGAAAACTATAAGGCGTGGAGATCACGGAAGTGACGTGATAAAACTCCAAAGGTTTCTGGGGATTGATAAAGATGGTATTTTTGGTCCTCAAACTGAAAAGAAAGTTAAAGAGTTTCAATCTAAGTATAACTTAACTGCTGATGGAATAGTAGGTATAAAAACTTGGAGTGTATTAGAATCTACAGCTGTTAGATTAGGTGATGATTATTGTGATAGTGGATACTGTCAGTATAGCCGTCAACAAATTGAAGATGCACTTAAAGCAAAAGGTTATACTTATTTTAAACAAGATTGGCTATTAAATATAGTAGGAATTAGAAACTCTGAAACAAAAAACAGGCTTACTAATCAATATGATGATCTTATGACTGTCTCTTATCAAGACGGCAATCATATGAAGTATCATTGTTGGCCTATCACAACAGATCCTGGTGAATACTGGATAGATCATCCTATGAATACAGATGGATGTGCTATTTTAGTACCAGGTCAGTATATTAAAACATATAAAATTACTAAACACCTTGGAAAGTATGATGCTTTATGCCAAAGAGGTGGGAGGGTAAGTGTGTATCGTGATGGAAACCGTGATGATATTTATAATCATGATCCTGAAACTGTTGATGTAGGATATTTTGGTATTAATATTCACCGTAGTTCAGCGTATAGAAAAGGAAGCTATATTAATAAATATTCAGCGGGATGTCAGGTATTTTCTGATCCGGATGACTTTGATGATTTTATGGCATTGGCTTATAAATCAAAAGATGCTGGTTATCCGTGGTTTACGTACACCCTTATTGAATCTAAAGATATAATATAATGGCACTTGTAAATAAAGTAGATAAAAGAGTAAGAGTATCTGTTGATGAAGCAATCAAATATCAGATACTTACTCACTGCTTTTTTAACAATATTCAAATAAGTAATTCTGATCTCAAATGCTTGACCCAATTGGCAAAAGATGGTGAGACAGAATTAACTTTATTTTGCAAAAAAATATCAATTGTTGACATATTTAAAAGTCCACAATCTGCTAGAAATGCTATAACCAAAGCAGCAAAAAAGAATCTTATTGTTAAAAGAGGCAAAAATAAAAAAACTATATCCATTAGTAAAGAGCTTAATGTGCAAACAGATGGCACAATATTATTGGATTTTAAAATATTAGGGCATGAACCCCAAGAAGCATAATACCTTTAAAAAGGATATTGCAAAAGAAGTGGGGGTTCATCCTGATGTAGTAGATGCTTTTATTACTTTTTATTATGGAAAAGTAAGAAAAAATTTATCTGATTTAAATTGTTGCAATTTGCATTTAGATGGATTAGGTACTTTTTCTTTAAGAAAAAAAAGATTAAAAGATAAGATCAAAAGATATAAAAGCATATTAGGCAATTTAACAAAAATGACTTTTGGTGGATATGACAAACATGTTGCAGTAAAAGAAAAGTTAAATAATCTAGAAGATGCTTTAAAGTTGATTGAAGAAAATGAACAAAGAAAAAAAGATTGGTTAAAAGAAAATGCTGAAAAATGAAACTAGGAAAACTAATTAATGCTTTTAAAAATGCTGACCAAATCATGGAAGGTCTTAAAAATAATATTTTTAAAAAAGAACATGTAGAAGCTGTAGCTCATTTAAGATGGCAACAATGCAAAACATGTGAAAAATTAGATAAAGAAGGCAGTGAATGTGTAGCTCCTGGTACTCAACCATGTTGTGGAGATTGTGGATGTAGTTTAAGTTTAAAATTAAGAGCCCTTTCTTCTGATTGTCCATTAGATAAATGGAGTGCGTTAATGGAAGAAGATGTAGAAGATAAAATAATAGAACAAATTAAAAGCAAAGAAAATGGCAGCAAAGAAGAATGATATTAGAATTACATTAACTGAAAAAGACTTTGAAGATTTTCCTAATGACCAAGATTTAGGTAAAATGGCAAGACAAAAATATATAAGTGTATTAAAAGTAGTAACTCCACCACAAGATTATAAAAATTATAACTGGGTTTATCCAGGCCCTACAAAACTATAAGTTATGGCAGTAATATTTAAAGAAGATGGTCATGTGTATGAAAGCTTAGATCCTAATTTAGATAAGGAAGATATTAAGTGGACTAGTGTAACATCATTTATTGGTATGTTTAAACCAAAGTTTGATGCTAAAGCACAAGCAAAAAAATCATCTAAAAATAAAAGATCTAAATGGTATAAAATGCCTGAAAAAGATATTTTGGCTGCATGGGATGGTGAATCACAAAGAGCTATTAAATTAGGAAATTGGTATCACCTCCAAAGAGAAAAAGATCTTTTAGAATTTGAAACTATTGAAAGAGAAGGTACAGAAGTACCTATCATCCATCCTATAGAAGATGGGAATGGTATTAAAATAGCCCCAGAACAAAAGTTATCTGATGGTGTTTACCCAGAACATTTGGTTTATTTAAAATCTGCAGGTTTATGTGGCCAAGCAGATTTAGTAGAAATAGTAAATGGGACTATTAACATTACAGATTATAAAACAAATAAAGAAATTAAAGAAAAAGGATTTACTAATTGGGAAGGAATTACTAATAAAATGTTTAACCCGGTAAATCATTTAGATGATTGTAACCTTAATCATTATAGTTTACAATTAAGTTTATATGCGTATATTATTAAAAAGCATAACCCTAAATTAAAAATAGGTAAACTTACTATTCAACATGTTAAGTTTAAAGAAGTAGGAAAAGATTCTAATGGATATCCTATTAATGAACATGTAGATGGAGAGCCAGTTATGGAAACAATAAAAATGTATGATTTATCATATTTAAAAAGTGAAATAAACTCTTTAATAAAATGGTTAAAAACAAATAAAAAATAAATATTATGCCAACACCAAATAATTTTATAGAAGTAAATATAGTTCAAGCAGTGCCTGAAGCTAATACAAATGTTAATCCACCTACTTTAAATACAAAATTTAAAAGTGGTAAAATAACTTTTAATCCAGATGATATAAGTGCTTATGGAGAGTATTGGGATTCAAATGGACAACAGTTTATAAGTGGCAAAACTCAAGTAGCTCTTGGACTAACTGGATTTATTTATAACGGAACTGTATCAGCTTTTGAAAATGAATTACCATAATGGAATATATTGAACAAAGAAAAGATGCTAAGTACTATAAGAAATGTAATGAACTTATAGAAAGAATAGCTATGGATAATAAATCTAAATCTATAATTGATATAGGTGGTTGGAATGGATTTTTTGTAAAGAATACTCCTATTGATAAAAAAGTTTGTTTGGATAAAATAAATAGAGAGCCAGAAAAAGGTGTGGAGTTTATAAATGCAGATTTTTTAAAATGGAATGCAAAAGAAAAGTATGACATTGTATTATGCATGCAAGTGTTAGAACATTTAGAAGATGACCAAATTTCCCCTTTTATAGAGAAATTATTTAGTTTAACCAATCATGTTATTATTTCTGTTCCTTATAAATGGAGAAAAGGCTGGTGTAAATTTCATAAACAAGATCCAATTGATCATGGCAAATTAAAATCATGGACTAACAGAAGGCCTTTTGAATCCTATTTAGTAAAAGATGGTAAAACTGAAAGATTAATCTGTTATTACAAATAAAATTATGATAGTTAAATTATTTGATATTCAAAATGAAAAAGTTGTATTAACAGAACATTGTTATACATTGGATTTTTTAAAAACAATCATGGATACATATCCTGATACATATATGCCTGTATATCAATATTTATTTTATATGACATGTCCAGATCCAGAAGCAAATCCTTTCTTCAATTTACCGGAACATGAAAAAGAAGATATAATAATTGATGAAATAGGATTAGAAGAATCTACAGAAGATCCTGCAATAAGACATGCTTTAGATAGATGTGGTTCAATGTATGAAACTCCTACATTTAGGGCATATATGGGAATTAAAAGAGCTTTAGATAATATGGCAACATATATGGCCAATACTCCTATTACTGATGGAAGAGATGGTAATATATCTCAAATACGTGCTGTAGCAAAAGATTTTGATGCTATTAGACAGTCATTTAAAGGAGCATATAAAGATTTAAAAGATGAACAATCCACTTCAGTACGTGGAGGACAAGGACTTGCTTATGACCAATAAAATACCAAAATATTATATAGGTAAATACCACGGGTATGAAGCCAGAAAAGTAGTAGAAGATTTTGAATTATCTTATAATACAGGAACTGCTGTTACTTATTTATTAAGAGCTGAAAGAAAACATGATGATCCTCAAGAGTGTATTCAAAAAGCAATTAATCACTTAGAATTTGAATTAGAAAAACTAAAATTAAAAAAATGAAAGGACAATTTAAAAAATCAAGAGTAATGAATGCTTTATATGCTAAAGCTATAGCAGATAAAGAAAAAGCATTAATGGCATTAGACTTATTAGAAAATCAAGCAGTTGGTATTGGTGATCATACAGCTGAAGATTTTTTTGAAGATGCTGAAAAATCACTACAATTATTAATTGATGCAGATGATAAAATAGAATGTCTCAAAAGACATTTTAGTATAGAAGTATGAACAAAAATTTAGTATATACATCAGCAGGAGACAACACTGATTTTTATAAACATTGGTGTGGTAATAGTAAAGATTATGATCTTTGGGTAACATATTATGGTGATGATGAAAAAAAGTATAAACTATATTCAAAACATTCAGATTATATTACTAAAAGAAAGGGTTTTAAGTTTCAAAACTTTTATGATTTATATAACAATAAAGATTTATCTCAATATGAAAGAATATTTATTTTAGATGATGACATTATAATATCTACACAGGATATTAATAAAATGTTTAATATATCTGAAAAATATGATCTTAATATTTGTGGACCCACATTTAACCCAAGATGCAAAATATCTCATCCTAAAACTATAAATAATCCTAAGTGGTTTATGAGATATACAAATTATGTTGAAGTTAATGTTCCATTATTTAAAAAAGAAGCTTTAAGAAGATTGATGGATGTTTTTGATCCTAAATTAGTTGGTTGGGGGATAGATAGATTGGCAGCATGGGCTAATGGTTATAATAAAATTGCATTAGTAGATGCTGTTGTATGTATAAACCCACAGGATGCAGCTAAAGGTGGTGTAAGAGAATTAACAAAAGGAGATGAAACTTGGGCTATTAGGGCTGATATTTGGCATGAAGTTGCAGATAGATATAAAGTACCACGTAGATCAATAATCATAAATAAATCATTTGTTAGTATAGAAGAAGGATTGAGTGTATCAGATCCAGGGCATGATAAAACAATAAGCTTTGAAAAAAATAATAAAGATAAAATTGCAATATTAATGTTGGCATATAAATCACTTGATTATCCAAATGTTTGGTTAGATTTTTTTGATGAAGGTTCTGATAGATCTAATTTTTATACGCATGTTAAAAATAAAGATAAATGTACAAGTAAACTTTTAAAAGAAAATCATATTAAAAAACATATACCTACAAAATGGGGAGATATCAGTTTAGTTAAAGCAACAAACAATATGTTAGAAGAAGCATATAAAGATGAAACAAATAAAATATTTATTTTAACATCAGCAGATACAGTTCCATTATATGGCTTTGATAAAATTTATGATGATATTATAAACAGTAAAAAAAGTTGGTTTAATATTTTAGAGCAAAAAGAAACTCATACTGCGTGTTCACAATTCTTTTTACTAACTAGAGAGCATGTTAAATTAATATTAGATAATAGAGATAAAGAGGACACCCATGACATTCCAAAAACAGTTCCTGATGAAAGTTATTATTATAAAATATTATCACAATTAGATAAAAATAATATTGAAAATAAAAAGATTATGCAATGTAAAATTGATAATAGAACTCATAGATGCATTTATAATTCTTTAAACATGACTAGTCTAAAAAGAAAAAGAAAAAGCGGAGCATATTTTTTTAGAAAAATAGAACCTAATAATCAACATATAACATATAACTATTTAAAACATACAAGATGAATACAAAAATCATTCCCGTAGGAAACAAAGTATTAATAAAGCAAGATGAAGTTCCAGAATATTATGGAAATACAAAAATTTTAATTGCTGGTACAAGAGAAAAAGAAAATAAAGGAACTATTGTTGCAGTAGGAGATTTAGTAAATACAATGAAGCAGGGAGATCATATTCAATTTGCTGATCATGCAGTTCCTGTAGTAATGACTCATGAAGGTGAAGAGCATTTGCTAATAAACATCCAAGACATTTTAGCTATTATTGTGAATGTATAAACAAGTACCTACATATGAAAATGGTAATTGGACTACTACAGATTTTTTTGATGAGGAAGAATTTATAAATTATTTATTATCAATATTTAAAGAACCTGGTAAATATGATTTTGATAAAACAAGTTTTATATTTAATCAAGAAGCTAGAACATTTAATAAACAAGGGTTTTATTGTAATGCACCATTTAGATCTAAGGATTTTATTAAGTATTGGAATATTGAAAAAGATAAATGCAGAAAAGGTGTAATATATAATAGTGAAGGTAAATCATGGTATTTAACTAGAGATTATTATATGTGGTTAAACTTTCTTCCTATTTATGATAAAGAAGAAAAAGCTTATGGATTTGCTAAAGTTAGAGATGCTCAATATCATATGGCGTTGTATGAATTGCTTGCTGAATTACATAATAAGCATTCTGCTATATTTAAAAAACGTCAAATAGCATCTTCTTATTTTCATATGGGTAAAATTATAAATACTTACTGGTTTGAAGAAGGTAGTGTTTGTAAAATTGGAGCAAGTCTTAAAGATTATATAAATGACAAAGGCTCTTGGAAATTCCTGGAAGAGTATAAAGACTTCCTTAATGAGCATACGGCTTGGTATAGACCAAGCAACCCAGAAAAGGTTTTACTTTGGCAACAACAAATAGAAGTTAGAGTTGGCAATAGAAAAACAAGTAAGGGTTTAAAGTCTAAAATACAAGGAGCATCATTTGAAAAAAATGCAACAACCGGTGTAGGTGGACCAACAACTTATTTCTTTCATGAAGAAGCTGGTATAGCACCTAAGATGATGGATACATATGAGTATTTACGTCCTGCAATGTCTTCAGGTATGATGACTACAGGTATGTTTATAGCTGCTGGATCTGTGGGTGATTTAGATCAATGCAATCCTTTAAAAGAAATGATATTAAAGCCGGTTAATAATGATATATATGCCGTTGAAACTAATCTTTTAGATAAAAATGGAACTATTGGATTATCTGGTTTATTTATTCCAGAACAATGGTCTATGCCACCGTATATAGATGATTATGGTAATTCTAAAGTAAAAGAAGCTTTAGAAGCAATCATGATTGAAAGAGAAGAATGGAAAACAAAACTTAATCCAGAACAATATCAATTAAGAATATCTCAGAAACCAACTAACATTGCAGAAGGATTTGCATATAGAAAAGAATCTGTATTTCCACAAGGTATTACATCTAAACAATTAAAAAGAATTGAAGATAAAGAATATGGATATGAACTTCTTGAATTAGATAGAGATGAAACAGGAGTTATAGCTAAAAAGAGTAATAGATTACCAATATCACAATTTCCAGTAGATAAAAAAATGCAAGATAAAAGTGGTTGTTTAGTTGTTTGGGAAAGACCAATTAAAAATCCTGGTTTTGGTACTTATTATGGATCTATTGACCCCGTCTCTGAAGGTAAAACAACTACATCAGATTCTTTGTGTTCAATATTTATTTATAAAAATCCTATAGAAATTACAAGAGAAACGCCTGATGGATTAGAAACATTTATAGAGAAAGACAAAATAGTTGCTTCATGGTGTGGGAGATTTGATGATATTAATAAAACTCATGAAAGATTAGAATTAATAATTGAATGGTATAATGCATGGACTATAGTAGAAAATAATATTTCTCTTTTTATACAATATATGATTTCTAGAAAAAAACAAAAATATTTAGTTCCTAAAAACCAAATACTATTTTTAAAAGATCTTGGATCAAATAAATCAGTATATCAAGAATATGGCTGGAAAAACACAGGAACTCTTTTTAAATCTCATTTAATATCATATGCAATTGAATATTTAAGAGAGGTTATTGATGAAGAAACTGATGAAAATGGAAATGTAATAAGACAAACTTTTGGAGTTGAAAGAATTCCGGATGCAATGCTAATTAAAGAAATGATGGCATACTATCCAGGTTTAAACGTAGATAGGTTAGTAACTTTTTCTGCATTAGTTGCTTTTGCAAAAGTACAGCAATCTAATAGAGGGTATGTTAAACGTAAAGAAATTGATAAGGCTAATTCCTTGCATAATTCAGAAAATTTGTATAAATTAAAGTATAGTCCGTTTAGTAATTTAGGACGTAAAAAGAATAAAGGATCTTACAGTAAAAAGGTAAGATCTGGGTTTAAAAATTTTAAATAATGGATTATTACATATCTTGTACACATAATTACACTCATATTACGTATATTATAGTAGATAGTATTATAACAACACCAACTAAATTTATCATATAAAATGAAGGTATTAAATGCAATGCAATTAAAAGCTGGAGCAAAAGCTGAGGATGGACCAACTACAGCTAGCTTAACTCAACCTATTCAATTCTTACCAAAGAAAAAAAAGGATGATGATTGGGCAGCCTGGAATTTAGATTGGTTAGAATTACAAGGTTTAGAATTCTTAAGAGAAAATGCTAGAGGTTTATTAAAAAACTATAAACTTGCAAAAGGCATTATTACTAAAAGTGATTACATAGTTGAAGAAGCTAATGAATATGGAGATTTAATGGATATTTTAACTAAAGAAGATGAAACAGCTCTTGAGTTAAAATTTTACCCAATAATTCCAAATGTAATTAATGTATTAGTAGGAGAGTTTTGTAAAAGATTTAATAAAGTACAGTTTAGAGCAGTTGATGATTTATCATACAATGAAATGCTTGAACAAAAAAGAATACTGGTTGAAGAAAATTTATTGGCTGATGCAGAACAAAAGCTTTTAGCACAAATGATAGAGCAAGGGATGGATCCATCATCAGAAGAAGCTCAAGCAAAACTTAATCCAGATGCTTTAAAATCATTACCGGAAATAGAAGATTTCTTTTCTAAAGACTATAGAAGTTTAGTTGAAGAATGGGCTAGCCATCAATTAAATGTAGATGAGGAAAGATTTAAAATGAAAGAATTAGAAGAAAGAGCTTTCCGTGATATGTTAATTGCAGACCGTGAATTTTGGCATTTCCGCATGTTAGAAGATGATTATGATGTAGAATTATGGAATCCTGTTTTAACTTTTTATCAAAAATCACCAGACGTAAGATATATATCTAATTCTAATTTTGCTGGTAAAATAGATTTAATGACTGTATCTGATGTGATAGATAGATATGGCTATCTTATGAATGAAAAACAATTGCATTCTTTACAAAATATTTATCCTGCAAAATCTGCAATGTATCAATTAAATGGATATCAAAATGATGGTTCATATTATGATCCTACTAGATCTCATCAATGGAATACAAATAGCCCAAGTTTAAATTATAGACAATTTGTAAGTAATTATGGTCCTGGAGGTGCAGGAAATGACGGAGATATTGTAAGTTGGATTTTAAATGAAGGAGATGACTTAATGCATTGGGGTGAAGGAGAATTAATGCGTGTAACAACAGTATACTGGAAAACTCAACGTAAAGTAGGTCATTTAACGCATATTAAATCAGATGGAGAAATAATACAAGATGTTATTGATGAATCTTATAAGGTAACTGAAAAACCAGTTTATGATACATCATTATTTAAAAATAAATCTAAAGATAATTTATTAGAAGGTGAGCATATAGAATGGATATGGATTAATGAAGTATGGGGCGGTGTAAAATTAGGACCAAATCTTCCAGCATTTTGGAAATCAAATATGTCTGATAATATTAATCCTATTTATTTAGGTATTAATAGATCTAAGCCTGGAAGAATACCATTTCAATTTAAAGGAGATACTACACTTTATGGATGTAAACTTCCAGTAGAAGGAAGAGTATTTTCTGACAGAAATACAAAATCAACATCTTTAGTTGATTTAATGAAAGCTTACCAAATAGGCTTTAATATGGTTAACAATCAAATTGCAGATATTCTTGTAGATGAATTAGGAACTGTAATTATGTTTGATCAAAATGCATTACCAAGACATTCAATGGGTGAAGATTGGGGTAAAGCAAATTATGCAAAAGCTTATACAGCAATGAAAGATTTTAGCATGCTTCCTTTAGATACATCTATTACTAACACAGAAAATGCAACAAATTTTAATCATTATCAAACACTTAATCTAGAACAAACAAATAGATTAATGTCTAGAATTCAATTAGCTAATTACTTTAAACAACAAGCATTTGATGCTATTGGGGTTAATCCTCAAAGAATGGGACAACCAATAGCACAAGAAACAGCAACGGGAGTAATTAATGCAATGAATCAATCATATGCACAAACAGAATCATATTTTGTACAGCATTCAGATCATTTAATGCCAAGAGTTCATCAAATGAGAACAGATCTTGCACAATATTATTATAGTACAAATCCAAGTGTTAGATTAAGTTATATAAATTCAGAAGCAGAAAAAGTTAATTTCCAAATAAATGGTACTGATTTATTGCTTAGAGATTTTAATATTTTTTGTACAACACGTACTAATCATAGAGCTATTTTAGATGAACTAAAACAATTAGCTCTTACTAATAATACAAGTGGAGCAAGTATTTATGAATTAGGTAATATTGTAAAAGCAGATTCTATAGCTGAAGTATCTGATATTCTTAAAGATTCAGAAATGAGAATGCAGAAACAAAGACAAGAAGAAATGCAGCAACAAGAGAAAATGCAACAAGATCAGATTGCTGCTAAACAGCAAGAAGAAAAAATGAAACTTGAATTTGAGCAACAAGAAAATGAAAAAGAAAGACAAAAAGATATTACTGTTGCAGAAATTAGAGCTGCTGGATATGGTGCACAAGTAGATGTAAATCAAAATCAAGTAAGTGATTTTCAAGATGCAATGAAAGATATTAGAGAAACATCTCAATATAGGGAGCAAATGAATTTTAAAAGAGAAGAAAATGTTATGAAAAACTCTTTAGCAAAACAAAAACTTGATGTAGAAAGAGATAGAACAAATGCTCAACGTGAAATTGCAGATACAAAATTAGAAATAGCTAGAGAAAACAAAAATAAATATGATATTGCTGCTGAAAAAGCTGAAAAAGCTAAATCCAAAAAAGATAAAAAAGATAAAAAATAGATCTTTATAAATAAAGATTTTTAATGATAGCTATATACTACAAAAAATCATAATAATTTTTAAAATTTTTGAGGTTTATAAAACAAAAGTTTGTTATATTGTATATAGAGATAGTTTATAAATTATTTTAAAACCAACAATTATGAGTAATGAAACAAAAACTGTGGAAACAAAAGTAACACAAGAAAATATTAACTTAGATGAAATCTTTGCTACAGAAGTAGGTGCAAACGCAGATTCTGTAATATCAACACCAGAAAATACAGCTAAGAAAAACTTCTTTAAAGTTAAAGAAAAAGTAGATATGGATTCTTTTACTGAACCAACTACTGAATCAGTTGCTGATACTAAAACAGAAACAACTGAAGAAACATCTGAAACAATTACTGAACCAGTTGCTGAAACAAGTGAAGCAGAAAAAGCTGGTGATTCTGTTATTAATGAACTGGATGCAGAAACTTTTGCAACAGAAGAAACAGAACCTGTAACAGAAAAAAAAGAAACTAGAGGTAGAAAAGCTATAACAGGAATGGCTGATGTATTTACTAAACTTATTAAAGATGATAAGATAGTACCATTTGATGATGATAAATCTTTAGAAGATTATAGTGCAAAAGATTGGGAAGAATTAATTCAAGCTAATCTAGATGAAAAAGCTAATCAAGTTAGACGTGAAACTCCTCAACAATTTTTTAATTCATTACCACAAGAACTTCAAATAGCTGCACGTTATGTTGCAGATGGTGGAACAGATTTAAAAGGTTTATTTGGAACTTTAGCTCAAGTAGAAGAGCATAGATCTTTAGATGTTAAAAAAGAAAAAGATCAAGAATATATTATAAGAGAGTATTTAGGTGCCACTGGTTATGGTTCATCTGAAGAAATTCAAGAAGAAATTGAGATATGGAAAGATCTTGGTAAGCTTGAACAACAAGCTTCTAAGTTTAAGCCCAAACTTGATAAGATGCAAGAGGCGGTTGTTGCTAAAAAAATTCAAGAACAGGATTTAAAGAAGAAACAACAAGAACAAGCATCAAAACAATACATGTCAAATGTATACAATACACTTAAAGAAGGAACATTAGGGGATATGAAAGTAGATAAAAAAACTCAATCATTATTATATAATGGTTTAGTTGCACCTAATTATCCATCTGTAAGTGGAAAGAACACAAACTTATTAGGGCATTTGCTTGAAAAGTATCAATTTGTTGAGCCTAACTATACGTTAGTAACTGAAGCATTATGGTTGCTTGCTGATCCAACTGGATATAAAGCAAAAATAATGGAAAAAGGTGCTCAAAAATCTGTTGAAAAAACAGTAAGAAAATTGAAAACTGAACAAGCGGGCAGTGGTGGAAATTCTTTAGGAACGGATAGGAGAGAAAAAGCAGTAGCTAAAAAGTCTACTAAAAGAACTATACCAAGATCTAATAACATTTTTAAAAGGATTTAATCAATCAATATATATAGTAACAATTAATAATTAATAACAAAAACAAAAAACAATCAATTATGGCAACTCCAATGTTAAACAACGGAATTTTCCTAAGAGATACTCAGTATAATGCTAGTTCTCATGTTGATTCTTATCACCTAACTGCAATGTTAGGATCTTCAGAACCTATGGATATGGGTCCTGTTGATTTGTGGGCTATGACACAAAAGGTAGAAATGCCTTTGTATCAAATGGCTTCTTTTGGTGGAAAGAATACAATCATGGTGGATAATGCAAGAGGTGAGTATAAATGGCAAACTCCAATCGCACAAGATTTACCTTACATCACTGTAGATGTAGATCAAGGTAATGACAAAAAAGGTATAGATGGAACTACCTTTAAAATTAAACTAAACAAAAGAACGTTTGGTCATGGTGACATTATCACTTATGATAAGTATAATGGTGCTGAACTTTATATTACTGCTGATGATATTTTACCAGCTGGTGACGGGTTCATTTACACTGTTCAACTTGTAAATAATGATAATACAGCATTTCTTGATGATGCTTATTTAGCTGCAGGAACTAAGTACTTTAGAAAAGGTTCTGCAAGAGGTGAGTATGGTGAAAGATTTTCTGACATTGAAACAGGATCTGGTTTCCGTGAATTCTACAACTTTGTAGGTGGAGCTGAAGCACATGTACATTATTCAATTTCTTCTAGAGCAGATTTAATGCTTAAAGGTGGATTGAATGCTGATGGTACTGTTCCAGTTACAGAAATCTGGAGAAATTTTGATCAAGATGCTAATCCATCTGTTTCTTCTATTGAAGAATTAGTTGGTAATATGGGTAAAGCAGGTGCTAGAGAAGCTTTTGAAAGCGGTAAACTTTCTAGAACTTTTGTTACTAACCTAGAAGCAGCTCATCTTTCTAAGATTGCTAATGACATTGAGACTTACCTTATGTGGGGTCACGGTGGTAGAGTTAAGCAAGATGGTCCAGATGATATCAGAATGTCTGTTGGTCTTTGGAAGCAGTTGGATAACTCATTTAAAAGAGTATACAACAAATCTTCTTTCTCTTTGGATATGTTCAAAACTGAACTTTACAACTTCTACCAAGGTAAAGTTGAATTCAAAGGGCCAGACCCACAAAGAAAACTTGTTGTACAAACAGGTATTGGTGGTATGCAAATGATCAATGCAGCTATTGCTAATGAAGTATTTGGTTCTGGATTAGTTCAGAATGCTTCTGATATAGGTGCAGTTAGTGGATCAGGAATGGATTTAGATTATGGTTTTGCTTATACAAGCTTTACTATTCCTTTCCTTGCTAACGTTAAGTTTGTACTTAACCCAGCATTTGATAACCTACACACTAATGATATTGAGAATCCTCTAATTGACGGAAGACCATTAAGCTCTTATAGCTTTATTATCTTTGACGTTACTGATGAAGGAAATGACAACATCTTCTTGTTGAAACTTTCTTGGGATAATCAATTGAAGTGGTTCTACCAAAATGGTACTATGGACTATATGGGAAGAACTCAAGGTTTTGCATCAACTGGACAGTTTAATGGTTATAGAGTATATATGACTCAAACCATGCCAGCTGTATGGGTGAAAGATCCAACTAAAGTTTTAAAAATTGTAATGAGAAATCCAGTTACTGGAGGATCATTCTAAATAATTAAAAGGGAGGGGATTAGTCTCCTCCCATTTTTTAACTTTTAAAACATAGAAAAAATGGCAACATGTAAAACACTACCAAAATTCCCTATTAAGAATGGGGGACGAGGAAAAATAAAAAGAGGAGCTGGAGCAGCTCTAAGCAGAATTCAATTTACTAATGAAACAAAAGCTGGTAAATGGTCTTTAGTTGTTGCAGCAAATGCTGGTGACGCTTATGCAAAAGGTGTACGTGCAGGTCAAGCCTGGCAATTAGGAATAGATATTGGTTTAATATGTGAAGGACTAGAAGATACATATTGTACTTTACAACCAATACCTGGGAATGTTAATGTCATGTCAAATATTGAAAATGATATTTATGCCGGTCAAGCTTCAGTACTTATACTTGCAGATAAAATTGAGGCACTTGAAGCAGCAATCACTCTATTGCAAAAACAAATAGATGAATGTGAAAAATCAGAATGTCCTGAAGACGA